TACTCCCACAACCAGCAGAGTTCCGACTGCAACTAGCGATACTATGGCTGCTATAGTCGGTATGGGGCGACAGACAAATACCACTACAACTGCAATCAACATTTGGGTTGACTACATGGGTGTTCGCATTCGCAAACCCATTGCCCGTGAAATTCTTCTAGGAACATTCTGATGGCACATGGAGTACGCAACATCAACGATCAGACCTTGTTTGCAACAGCGCAGACAAGACCTGTCACGCAGTTGGATTTTACGCAGTTCTCCGACTTCAACAACTACCAAACCTACACAACAAATGTTACTTCATCAGGAACTGAAGGTGCAGGATTTGGTGTTGCTGCTTCTAGTGCTTCGCTTGGAACAACCAACTCGACTTCAACCGCAGGATTTGGTGGTCTGACTGGTGCTTCAAGTGCAATCAGCATTACAACCTCATCACTCAACAATGCCACGGATGTTGGTTCAATTAACACCCATCAATATCTTCTGCCAGGTTTGCCTGTTCCTGCTTCGGGGTTTGTAACAAAGTATGAGTTTGAAACTCGTATCCGTACTGCCGCTACAATTCACAGCAATTCTGTCCGTGGTGCATTCCGTGCAGGATTCATGGATGTGAATGGCATGAATTTGCCAGGAGACTCCGCATTTGCAGGACCTCACTTCAGATTCATGTGCGATGGAACTGTGACAAACACTAACTGGATGATCTTTTGGTGTAATCCAAATACAGGAGGCAATTCCACCGCCGACACAGGTGTTGCTGTTTCTGCATCCACCACATATCGAATGTATCTTGCAACTGAAGTAAATTCCGCAGGAATCTATACCACGACCTACAAGATACTGAACGAAAACACAGGAACTCGAACAGAGGGAACTGCATCTCCAAGCGATCCCGCACACAACACAGGTGAAGGATTCACTACTTACGGAATGGGTGCTGCTGTGGTGAACTGTAAGAGTAATGTAACTGCTACCACCACCACGGTTGCCCTCTATATTGATTACATGGGAGTGCGAGTTCGCAGACCCATCAGCCGTGAAATTCTCATAGGATCAATCTGATGTCATACGGAATAGACGCAACCAACGATCAAGCACTTGCTGGTATAGCATTGGCAGATAACCCAAATCAATTGGATACTACTCTTTTCACGGACTGCACTCAAACACAAGCAACAGTTCCTCTTTTTCTTGATGGTGGCAATTACTATGTGAATACTGCAAATGGTGGTGCATTCGGAAACAATACCTTAATCATATTGAATGCATTTGGATACACAGGTAGTTCTGGTGCTATCAGTTTGCAAGCAGGAACTACGAACAATGCAACTGGGTATGCTTACGCTGGTACATCCTCCAATCTTTTGCCAGGAATGCCAGTTCCACCATCCACGGGATTGATTACCAAATACGAGTACGAAACAGCAATCAGATTGCCCGCAGCAATACATTCAAATACTGTTCGTGGTACATATAGGCTAGGGTTTCAAAACAGCACAACCAATACAGCACCCACCCGTGGCGTGTTTTTTCAGTTTCTTTGCGATGGAACTACGACAGATACAACATGGAGAGTTGTCTTTGTTGGCTCTGGAGGAACTACCCGTGTCGATACAGGTGTCACGGTTTCAATCAACACAACATACAGACTGTATCTGTCAACAGAAGTGAACTCTGATGGAGTATTCACAACCAATTACAAGATCAAGAACATGACAACTGGTACTAACACAGAAGGAACTGCTTCTCCTGGTGCCAATAGTCATTATCCAACTGCAAACACCGATTACATAGGATCGGTGACAATGAACAGCAAACAAGTAACTGCAACAACGACAAGTATTTTGCTGTATGTTGACTACATAGGTACGAGGATTCGTAGACCAGTTTTCCGAGAAATTCTAATAGCACCAGCACCATAATCATGCCAACACCAAGACCATTATCCGTAGTTAAGATTGCTGATCCCACCAGCGAACGGGCTTTGCTGTTTCAAATAGAAGACCGTGATAGATTCATTTATCATGGAGAGATCCCGAATGGTGACGGACGCTGCTTTGTGTTTGGATTGAACGATGCCAAGCGTATTGGATGGATGTATCCCGATGATTTCGTAGAGGTTGCTGACGGCAACTTCTGACTTGACATCTGCGGCAATTTGAGTAGACTCTCACAACAAAGAAACTGATTGACTGCGTAATCGATTGATCGATTCGTGGTGTGTCTCCATCTAAATACCCACATCCCCCATTAGGAGTTCTTCATGAGCAACGACATTTCAAGCCTTCCGACTTCATATCAACAGTTCATTCACCTCAGCCGATACAGTCGGTGGCTTCCTGAGAATGGTCGTAGAGAGACATGGGACGAAACGGTTGATCGCTACTTCAACTTCTTTGACAAGCACCTGAAGGAACACTACAACTTCAAGTTGCCGAAGGATGTTCGCAGCGAACTGCGGGCTGCTGTTTGTAACCTTGAGGTTCTCCCTTCGATGCGGTGCCTGATGACTGCGGGCGAGGCACTTGAGCGCGATAACATCGCGGGCTACAACTGCTCGTATGCCCATGTCAATCGTGTTCGTGCATTCGATGAGATCCTGTATGTCCTCATGTGCGGTACAGGTGTGGGATTCTCAGTCGAGCGTGAATTCGTGGACAAGTTGCCGACCATTGCAGAGGAGTTCTCGGACACGGATACCACAATCATTGTGGCTGACTCCAAGCAGGGTTGGGCAAAGGCATACCGCGAACTGGTATCCCTGCTGATCGTCGGTCAGATTCCGAAGTGGGATACCTCCAAGGTGCGTCCTGCGGGCGCAAGACTCAAGACCTTCGGCGGTCGTGCTAGCGGGCCTCTGCCTCTCAATGATCTGTTTCACTTCACCGTGGAAACCTTCAAGAAGGCAGCGGGTCGCAAGTTGACCTCCATCGAATGCCACGACATCGTCTGCAAGATCGCGGAGATCGTTGTCGTTGGTGGTGTTCGTCGTTCAGCACTCATCTCCCTGTCGAACCTCACCGACGAGCGTATGCGCGATGCAAAGAGCGGTGCGTGGTGGGAAGCCAATCCGCAGCGGGCACTTGCCAACAATAGCGTTGCTTACAAGGAGAAGCCCGAGATTGGTACTTTCATGGAGGAATGGGTCTCCCTTTACAAGAGCAAGAGCGGTGAGCGCGGCATCTTTAATCGTGCAGCCGCACAGAAGACGGTGGCAAAGTTGGGTGATCGTCGTGATCCCAATCATGCATTCGGAACCAATCCGTGCAGCGAAATCATCCTGCGAGACCGCGAGTTCTGCAACCTGACTGAGGTGGTTGTCCGCGAGAATGATACGGAAGAGAGTCTTGCCCGCAAGATTCGTCTTGCCACCATTCTCGGCACGATGCAAGCATCACTCACGAACTTCCAATACATCTCTTCGGAGTGGGCGAAGAACTGCCGTGAGGAGGCTCTTCTCGGAGTCTCATTGACGGGCATTCTTGACTGCAAGTTGACCAACGGTCAGTCGGGGCACGGGCTTCACGACGAACTTGGTCTACCGCTTCTTCTTTCAAACCTACGACAATTGGCAGTCGATGCCAACAGGGATTGGGCTAGTCGAATTGGTATTGAGGCTTCTGCCGCGATCACTTGTGTCAAGCCATCGGGAACCGTCTCGCAGTTGACTGACGCAGCCTCAGGCATCCACGCTCGTCACGCACCCTATTATGTCCGTACTGTCCGTGCTGACAACAAGGATCCCCTGTGTCAGATGATGAAGGAAATGGGCTTCCCGAACGAAGCCGATGTCATGAAGCCCGAACACACTACCGTGTTCTCCTTCCCGATGAAGTCGCCTGAAGGCTCGGTCTTCCGCAAGGATATGACCGCCTTGGAGCATCTGAACCTTTGGCTTGTATATCAGCGCAACTGGTGCGAACATAAGCCATCCATTACGGTGACCGTCAAGGAGCATGAATGGATGGAGGTTGGTGCATGGGTTTACGATCATTTCGATGAGGTATCGGGCATTTCGTTCCTCCCCTATGCCGATCACTCATATCGACAGGCCCCCTATCAGGACTGCACAAAGGAAGAGTACGAAGCCCTCCTTGCCAAGATGCCAAAGGATGCCGATTGGAGTCTCCTGTCCAAGTATGAAAAGGAAGACAACACGGTTGGCAATCAGACCTTTGCCTGCTCAGGCGACAAGTGCGAGGTGGTTGACCTCACGCGGACAGGCTAAATACCTCCGATGGAAGTCCTTGCCGCTTCATTATGGGTAGCCATGTGCCTGTACTTGCTCTACGAGACAAGTGTGGTGTACTCATATCTCAGTAAGTTGCCGTTCCTGAACTTCATGACCCATGTCAAGGACTATGAGCGGGAGCGAAAGGACAACTGGTCGCTTTCCTATTCTCTATTCATGCAGTTGAACCACGGGGGATTCATGCTCGACCTACTCACTTGCCGATACTGTCTTGGTGCATGGCTTTCAATCGCATCGGCAGTTTCGTTTGGCATCTGGCAATGGATCCCTGCGGTCTACTTCATGTCCCAATTAGGCTACTCGGGATTCAAGGCAACAGACAAGGCTCTCACACGCGCAGGGGACGATTCCAATGAATGAGATGGTTTTCAATACCATGACCGACTTCTTCAACCACATCCACTCTCGCGGTGGTGCGACGAATGACAGACATGGCATTCTTGGCACATTCTATTCCCTCATGGGTGCGTATACTAATCCCAACACATGTTCATGCAAGAAGGGCAAGGGCGCATACAACAACATCTTCAATGTATGTCGTTCACTTACCACCATGAGCGGAGATACCCTTGCAAATTCCCGTGTATTGTTCGACAATCGCGGAGTAATCGTCAATGAGAATGGCAGAGAAATAGCGAGGTTCTAACCATGAATGCCGCCGAGAAGCAGTTCGTCAAAGCGGTAAAAGTGGATCTCAAAGAGTATGGCATACGGCTAGTGTTCTGCAATGTCAACTTTGTAAGAACACCCGATATGCAATGCTTCGGCTTCTTCGATGAAGAGCAGATTCGTATTGCAAAGAAAAATTCAAAGTGGATAGAGGTACTCGCACATGAGTACTCCCATTTCATTCAATGGGTGACAGGCAGCACCTTGTATCGCAAAAGCGACAAGGCAGCGATGATCATTGAGAAGTGGTTACATGGCAAGAAGTACGATTCGCGCACGGTGCATCGCGCATTCAATGCCATCCGCGCCATGGAGCGCGAGTGCGAGATGATTACTGTCGAAGTGATCAGGGAATATGGATTGAATGTCGATATCGAACGATACAAGCAGGAAGCGAATTGCTACATTTACATTCACCACCTGATGGAAATGCACCGCAAGAAACTCGATCACTTCAAGAAGGATCCAATGATCCCCTATTACATTCGTAAAATGCCCTCTTCCTTCAGGGCATCAAGTCACCAAACTCTCCCAAAGAAAGTTGAGGCGATCCTTGCACGATGCGTCTAACGCTGTGGGCTAAATACCTGTACCATTGGTTGTTCTCAATGACATTCTGGCACTCCACCAATGGTCAAAGGAGGCGCAGCATGAGTTGGAACTATCGCCTTGTCAAGCGTGTGCAGCGGGTCGCTCTGAACGATTATGTGACCTACGGGATTCACGAAACCTACTACAACGAAAAGGGTGAGCCGAACGGCATCACCGAGAGACCAGTTGAGCCATATGGTGAAACCGCAACCGAACTGTTGCAGTCATGGGCATCAATGTCTGAGGCATTCACCAAGCCGATACTGGACTACGATGAGTTCGTCAACAAGGATATCGAGGATGTCGATGATCTCGATGACATGGTCAGCCTGAAGAACATTACATTCAAGCATGACGAGAAACCCGTCTCCAAGAAAGAGATCGCCAAGTTCAAACATGATCATGCCAAAGAGCGTGAACTGTCGGAAATCATATTTTCAAACGAATGCATTGGAAGCACCGTTGAGAAGGTGTTCAACTTCGGGATAGCAATGGTGCGGAATCTTAGGAAGAAGTGACCTTTTGGAATGGGCTAAATAGAGGAAAGCCCATGCCAAACGACTTCTTTCAAATCTACAATCACGCCTACTCGTTTGCGACGAGCAAGGTGTTTTCAGCAGGAGTGACCTATTCGCTCCCGCAGAACGACTACGGCATCTACGGTCAACAGGTCGATGCCCAATTCAACTCTCTTTCAAACAGCCCAGGAGGCACGGGGAACCTCGTTGCCTGGTTCGTCTCTGACGCAGGGCTGACCTACTACTCAAACGCTCTGGGGGCATCTGCGGCTGTCACAGCGTACATCAGCAGCAAGTTCCCCGTGACGAGCAGCACGGGCGGGTTGGGACTGATCGACCTTCGTGGCTCGGCTGATTGGAATCAAATCGTTGGAGATGGCATCATCGGTGCCACCAAGGCATCATCCACCTCAATATCATCAACAAACACCCAACGGTACATCAACGGGGTAACCACTCTTTTCAATCAACTATCGACTGCCTATCCGAATATCGATTGGGCAATCGCGGGTCTGCCATACATCCCGTATGAGATGACATATGCACCCATCGTGGGTACCGCGCCCGCGTGGGATCGTTCCCTAACCAATAACGGCAACTACACAAGTCCGTACTGGTGGGATCCACAACACCCCACGGGCAACACGGATCAGTTGTATACATGGTCTTCCCCACCTAGCGCACTATCCGCCTTCTACAAGACCGTGGTCAGTAGCGGCCCGCAGAACAGCATTCTTTCGGCATGCGATGTTGGATGGATCTGTCCCGATGTTCGTGTGCCCTACACAGATGCCTTGCCGTTCTATGAACATGGATACGATGCATATGCCAACTACAACAGGAACAAGACACTTGTTGAGATTGCATCAACGATTGGGAACAACAAACTCGTCCGAACATATCCCCTGATCTCTTCGATGTATCCATCCCGCGAACTGAATCAATACGACGATCACGGAGGTCTTTACCTGAACCTAAGCCGAGAGAGGGATGCATACGGCAATCTATACAGCAATATCGGTGGCACCTCTTTCTATGGGATAACTGCGGCAGCAGCAGAATCGTTCTATCCCGCAATCACTTTCAGACTCGACATGATCTATGCCTCCGTGCAGGGGAATGCACATGGATTCATTTACTACGACCCCGCACCGTCGATGGTAGCGATTGCTTGCACGGGGACAATAGCGAGTGGTGCAACAGGAAGCGTGTTGCAGACCCGTGCGCGAAACATGTTCTCAAACATGATGTATGGCGGCCCATATTCTCAGTATGGATACGGGCCTTCCGAGGGATATACGGCACAAAGCGTACAAAGCGAACTCCTTCGTTACTGCGCCAAAGAATCAATGGGATACCTGAATGAGATTCGGGAATCAGTCAATCTGTCCGACTACGGAGCAGGAAACAATCAGTTCTATGCGGGTCAGAATGGTTGGATGCGGAGCGCATCAGATCCCAATTCGATGTCATTTACAATCCCTCTGAATCAGACATCTACAAATACTGTTGCAAGTGATGCAATTTACGGTGAGCAGACATGGCCTGAAAGTGGTGCGGATTCATTTGCAGGATGCTGCACAAATCCATGCGATCCTCCACCAACATCGGGGCAATGTTGTTGCATAACGGTGACCACTAGAACATTTACCAATCCATGCTGCTGTCCCTTCGTTAATATACAGGTATCTGCTCCACCGAATGCACCAGCAAATTGTTCTCAATGCTGTCAGCCCACAACCATAACAGTTAGCGCAGATACTGTTCCATGTAATGTTGGTGATTGTACTTGCACAAACAGATCATGGTCTGCAAGCAGTTCCTGTGGTTGCGTAGTTATCAATAATCAGGGTAACAATAACGGTGATGATACATATGGAGGTAGTGTTGGTAGTGGGCTTGCATGTTACTGTGGCGATCCCTCGGGATCAGAAAACACAACTCCATGTGGCGGTGGTGGCGGTGGTGGTGGTGTTGACACATCTTCGACCGAGATTCCATCGGCATCAGATGGTGCATCGACAACCATATACGCAAATGCAAACGATACAATCTCTGGCGGGGGATCGAGTGCATTCACCAGTAGACCAAGTCTGATCCTCGATTTTCAGAACTACAAGCGGGCGGCAAATGCCAATCACTTCATACTGACTCGCGGAAACAACCAACCAATCAAAAACTGGCTTGATGTGTACAGCACCGTCATTGATACATTCAGTATTCCCGTGTTCTATCAGGCATCCGATACAATACTGAATCCATCAGCCTCTTATCGTGCCTTGCAAACACATTCGAATAAGGACTATGCAAGACACTATCCCAACCTCTATTTCAAGCCCTAAATACAGGTAGAAAGGAGACTGACATGGAACACATTCTAGGAACCATCTGGTGGAGCGTCCTCATGTTTGTCGCGGGTGCCCTTGTGGGCGTTCCTGCGTGGAAGTGGCTCTCAACCAAACTGCCGTGGAACAAGTGACTTGACTTCACCGCCTGTGCGGTGTATACTTTCGGAATGCTATTTGAGGTGAGCGCACAGCGATGATCAAGTTCAAGACTATCCGTTGGAAGAACCTCCTCAGCACGGGGAATACATTCACGGAGATTCAGTTCGACAAGACAGAGACCACCCTCATTTTGGGTGAAAATGGCGCGGGTAAGAGTACCCTCTTGGATGCTCTTACCTTCGTCCTTTTTAACAAGCCTTATCGGAACATCAACCTCCCGCAATTGGTCTGCTCGGTCAACGAGAAAGACTGCATGGTTGAGGTTGAGTTCTCGGACGGCAAGTCCGACTACAAGGTCGTTCGGGGTCAGGCTCCCAAGATCTTTGAGATCTGGAAGGACGGCAAGCAACTAGACCAAGACTCCAAGACGAGGGATGGTCAGAGGATGCTTGAAGAGTCGATTCTCGGCATGAACTACAAGTCGTTCTGCCAAGTAGTCATCCTTGGGTCTGCCAACTATGTGCCGTTCATGCGTCTGACCGCTGCGGAGCGCAGGGCTGTCGTGGAGAGCATTCTTGATATCGGGGTGTTCTCGTCCATGAATGCCCATCTCAAGGAACGCATCAGCAGCAACAAGGAAGAGTTGCAGCATGCGGAATCTGCCCTCGCGGTCGCGCGGGAGCGCGTAACCGTACTCAGGCGCATGTGCGAAGAAGAGAAAAAGCGCAGCGAGGTCGATGATGCATGGGAGGCTGAACAGGTAGCAATAGCCAATGCAACAATCGAAGCAGCACGGGATATCGTCAAGAACTCCCTTGATCGTATTGCAGAACTATCGGAAGCGGTAGGGGATAGCGACAAGGTATCGAAGAACCACGACAAGTACTGTCAACTCAAGTCGCAGATTCAGAAGAAGGCACAGACCCTCAACAAGGAGATTGCCTTCTACGAGAAGAATGACAACTGCCCCACTTGCTCTCAGAAGATCGCGGATGACTTCAAGCGCGATGCAATCGAAAGGGGCAAGACCAAGGCGGGTGAGATGGAGAAGGCTGTCACCGAACTCGCTGATGAGATTGAAGTTTCGAAGAAGCGCATTGATGAGATCGAAACAGTCATGAACGAGATTGGGGTGCTGAACTCCATCGTCATGAAGAAGACTAACGAGATCGAATCTACCGAGAAGCACATCAAGACGCTGACCACGAAGAAGGCTGCTCCGACAACCAATACAACCCAAGACCTCGCAAATGCCGTACTGAATCAGGAAGAGGCTGTCGAAAGCAAGAAGGACTTGATCGAAGAGCAGCACTATCTGTCCCTCGCGGGTACCCTTCTGAAGGACTCGGGGATCAAGAGCCGTATCATCAAGAACTATGTGCCTGTGATCAACGACACGATCAACAAGTATCTCGCACAGATGAACTTCTTCGTGAACTTTCAGTTGGATGAGGAGTTCAACGAGACGATCAAATCACGCCACCGCGATGTCTTCACCTATGCCTCATTCAGCGAAGGCGAGAAGAAGAAGATCGACATTGCCCTGCTGTTTGCATGGCGGGCAATCGCGTCGATGAAGAACTCCATCACCACGAACCTGTTGATCCTTGACGAGATCCTTGATGGCAGTCTTGACGATCAGGCAATGGAAGCATTCCTTGATATCATGGCGAACACGAAGACAGGTACGAACACCTTCGTGATTAGCCACAAGCCCAAGGAAGTGCTACAGGACAAGTTCGACAGATGCGTCCACTTTGCCAAGCGGGGCAACTTCAGCCGAATGTTCTGATTACTCGGTGATCAACCGAAGCGGTGGGGCTTCCACACTCTTGTCGGGAACGACGAGACCCGAACCGAAGTTCTCGTTGTAGTCGTTGACCAACTGAGTCTTTGGAGTGGCAACAAACGCAACCGCCTTCTCGGGCAGTTCCATGCTGTCTGTTTCGCAGTAGGGAAGCCAAGGTGCCATGCCCAACTTGCCGTTTCCGACAGGGAGGATGATGGCAGGGGACTTGAGTAGCCAAGATCCTGCACGGGTGTGGGAATTGTCCAACACCTTGCTGATCACTTCTTCGCCCGAATTCAGTCTGAACAGTTTCACTACGCTCATGGTGTATCTCCTTTGGTCATGTATGTATGCAGAAACCTAAACGCTACCCGTTATTATGGGTACAGGGATCGACTCCGTATGCCAATTCTCTGTAAATATCCTCACAGGTCCTTGGGCATTGATAAGTGTCATTAATGCCTATGCCCCCTGGAATAGTTCCATTTCCAATGTTATTCAAACATGCTTGTCGGAAACATTCCGCAAAAGCCATTCTATGTTCTTCAGGACTTGCATTAGGATGTTCTGCATGCCACAAGAAATAACATGCGTAGCCATCCTTAGTCATTTCGGCTTTAGGATCTGTTGGTGGTCTCTGCCAATCACGGCATGCCTCTTCCAGTATCTTTTTACACTTGTCAGATAGGCGTTCTGGAAGAGGGTCAGTAGTAATAGGCGGGGGTATTCGAATCGGATTTGGACAAGGCATTTCTTTTACTGGATCTACCCACTCTTCGAAAAACTCATCGTTAAATGTTCTGAATGACTCACATACACTACCAGTAATAATCGATCCAGGGCCATAGAATCGAAACAGCGACCAGAAATAGCCCGCCAACAACTCTAACTTTTTCTTTATCAACGGCCAATCGGTGTCTCCTAAACGAAGAATATCGATGAAGGATGTGGGGCATGGGAAATTTGTCGGCATTCCCAACTGTTTAAAGAATGATCTCAGCCAATCACAGAGACCTTCTATACAGAAATATGTGGCAATCCCTGGATTTTCAAGAGAACATCCGCATGATATTTTTCTCCCCGCCACATTGACCATATACCAAGTTTGCATAAGTTTGACTTTTGTCTCGCAATATACTAAATCCTCAAGGATCTCGATCTCTCTTTCTTCTCTTCCCGAGGTTCCTTCAAAAATCAATGGTGTCCCTTCATACACAACATCAATTCTTGTAGATCGGTATGATGGGCCTGATTCGAAATCAATAGGTGGGTATGGATATGTCTCGTTGGTGGCAAAACTCGTTCGTATCAATTGAGTTGTATTTGCGGAACCACCACCGATGGATAGGTATGCATTGAGGAATGAGAATGGCGTGAATGTGGCACCCCAAGGAAACTGTATCGGCTTGCTTGAACCCATTCCCGTTCCACAAATCTTCGCTGATACACTTCGATTGTTTTGATTCTGATCATCCGCAAACGACACTTGTGATATCAAGCCAACAAAGATCGGCACATAGTAATGGTAGGTAATGACAGGAGATCCGATATCACCCCGAGCAATTGCGATTGTCCTTGGTGTATTCGGCATTGAGTGATCTGACGGAGATGACATGGAAGAACACTTTTGTGAACTTCCAAACAGCAAGGAGGGTGGAGATGTTGGATCGAATGTACTTGACTTTATCGGTGGACAGAATGTTCCGTGATGACCTCTTGCCTCTTGTCCGATTGCCAACGAATAAAACAGCGGATCGCTTGTATTGGTGTCCATCAATCGAATCGGCTGAATGTCATCGGGCAAATCTTGCGAGAATGTCAATATCTTGATGCCATCGAAGTATGGCTTCATCTCATTGAATTTGGCTAGTGTCTCGCTGCTACTGTTTTCGTTTATGAAACCAATAGCATCCCACATTTGCTTGAATGTGCTTGCGGTAGCAGTCACGGTTGGTACAACAAACCCAGTTATTCCCGAGTAGAAGCGTAGGTTTTGGGAGTCTATGTCCGCATCCGCAGAGACTATCGCATGTCTCTTGCTGATCACTACTGCCGATACTCCCTTCCCTGTCCCGCTCAACATGCTGTAGGGGATTGGTCTCTTGAATCTATTGCGCGTATTGATCCAGTTGTAACCCAATCGATGGTAGGGTGTTCCTTCCATGAAGGACAGGTTGAACGGAGCATTTACATCAATAACCGTGTTCGGTCGATCTGCATAGTTGAACAGGTTGTGTACTGCGGGATTGAATCCATGCTCGTAGAAAGAACCCTTTAGATAGCCAGCACAATCCGACCCATCCATGAGATTGACTGCGGTTGCTCCTTGACATACCCCTTCGATTTCCTTTGTGAATCTCTTGAACGGGCCTGCATAGAAACGCTTCGCACCACTTACGGTACCGCGAATAATCGAACCCTTGAGTAAGAATGCATCGACTCCGTTGTCGGCAGTAACACCACGATCCGTCAGGGGTCTTATGCCGCTATTCAAGGTCGGTGTGTATATGATGTCGATCTCGCCCTGATATGGATATGCAACATCCCCCTTTCCTTCGGGGAAATACACAGTCTTTCTTTCCCGTAGATTCTGTATGATGCCCATCACGGTGCTACCGAGTGATGAGTCAAACAAATATTTCGAACCGCTGCTTGGATGATCGGGTGGGTACAATACCTCTAGTGATTCTCCACTCTCAAATGACTTAGTGAAATCACTATCGGTAAAAGCATCGTATCCAATCATTGCACTTGCTGTGATGATTGTTGCCTTGGATCCGTCTCCGAAGATCATGTGATACCCCCTGCGCTCCAATTTGCATTCTTCAACTTGCCAATTTCGACGCGGGACGGGGACTTGTTCTTCAGTTGCCGAACCGAGGGTTTCTTTGCGGTGTCAGACTTCCCTGTCCGAAGCGACATAATGTCACCGACATAACCAGCACCGCTTCTTGTGGCGGCGGTACTCCACTCTTTGATATCGTTCTTTAGCGTGTCGAAGTGCTTGGGCATTTCATTCTATTTAGCCCTGCACAGACTCGCTGTAAATCTCACGAATCAAGGTCTTCAGACGAACAGGATCAACCACAGTCTCCATATCATCAATCTCATCACAGATCAGGGTAAGCGTATCCTTGCTAACATCGACAACCTGATCCGTCTTGTTTACTTCCTTTTCCGTCAGGTCGGTGATGCTAACTGAATGCACGGGGGCATCGTTCAACCTGTCAAGGAGGTTGTCGAACATGATCGGTCTGCTCTTGCCCTTGACCATGATGCGAACGAAAGTGTTCTTGTATGGCTTGCAGTTTAGAATGTTATAGTCCTGCTTGGTGTCATCGTATTCGATCTGGTGGAATATCTGGTGGGGGTTCTCCACAAACTCCATCTCTCCCGTGCGTGGGTGAAGGATGCTAAATCCCTTTCGCTCCCCGAGATCCGTAAAGGTCATCTGATACTGTGTGCCTAGGTAGTGAATGTTGCCCTTGCTGTGGCGGCAATGAAAGTGCCCGCTGTAGACCGCCTCATAACCCTTGAGCAGGGAGGCATCCATTCCTTCGTGGTATTGAACTCCCCGAAGTACCTCATAACCGTTCACCTCAAAGTGTCCCATGAGTACGCGCACGGGCGCGGATGCGATGAAGTCAAGGCACTCTTGGCTGTTCTCCTTGGTGATCCACGGGACAAGTCCAACTTCCATCTCTCCAAGATCAAGCACGGTGGGCTTTTCGTGGATACGAATATTGGGGTATGCGGCGAATAACTCAACAACCGAGTTCAGTCGATTGGTGTTCTTGAAGAATACATCATGATTGCCTAGAGTGATGTCCATCTCTATACCCATCTCCTTGAGTGGTTCAAGGAAACGAGTTCGCACCTGATTCAGGGTGTGGAAGTTGACATACTTACGGCGGTCTAGGAAGTCACCCAAGTGGATAACCCGCTTGATACCACGGTCTGCAAGTGTGGGAAAGAAAGTCTTCTCCCAAAACTCCATGAAGTGTTCAAGGAAGATCGGGCTGTCGTTTCGTGCGCCGAAGTGAGTATCGTTAATGATTGCGATCATTGGTCTTCCATTACATCGTCGAGAGTATGTCGAGGCTCTCCTGTTGTCTTTCGCTTACGCTTCTTTTTCTTCTTGGGCTTCAGAGACTCCGATGTCAGCGAGTCATTTGATATGAAGTCTGCGAATGGACTCTGACCTGAGTCACCATACTTGGTATGCTCCTCTTCCATCCAATTGCGAAAACGACCTGTGGGATCGTTCTCTTCGAAGCATCTCATCTTGATGTAAAGTTGCTTCTTCTCTTTCTGTATGCGGCGAAGGAAGGCGTAATAGATGATCTGCGTGAAGAAGGCAAATGGGTTACGGGACTTCTTGGGATCAAAGTTGGTTGCATACATGATGCAGTTCTCCACGGAGTCGGAGACCATCTCGTCCTTGTAGGTGTAGTTGGCGAAGTTGGGCTTCTTGGCAAGGTTGTTGGCGATGTCTAGAAAGCATTGCCCAATGTAGTTGGTGACACCTGGCGGCTTGATTCCTTCTTTCTTTGCCTTTGTTACAGCCTTCTTGTGGACAACGAGTTCCTGTAGGAAGCGTTCGTTGTCTATGTAATGGTTTCCTTCTCTTCTCTTCGCCATCTGTTCTCCGTTTCGTTTGTGGGACTGTATCACCCAATGTGGGGTATGTAAAGAAGATTCGTGAAGAATCTTTAGCAAGTTACTAGAATCAAAGGCAGTTTACCTACTTAAGGTACTAGATACTCTTGGGAACAAGAGGAATAATAGGTACCTATTAGGTCCTTCTTGAGTAACTCTTTAGAGAGTACTCTAAGTACCTTAAGTACCTAGAGCCGAGGATCGCCTCCCCAACCAGGGAACTCGTCGTGACCCTCTTCCTCACCCTGATCGATTTCAACATCATCATCCGCGCCTTCGCCGTTGTCATCAACATCATTGATGAATGAATCCATCATTCCGCTTTCTATCATGTCTTCCATGGTATCCATGTGAATCTTGGCTTGTGTGTAGTCTGCGATGATGTCCCTGTTGGGTTTCATGATGCACATGACCGATGTCTTGGGAACCATGTAGTAATCGTCTGTACTGAACTCCATCCAATTACGAAGCATCACGCTCACATCCTGTGGCTGATTTACCTTCTGATTGGGATGTGGTACTGCAACCAAAATCATCGGTCGCTCAAGGACATATGTGTTCTTTCCGCCATCCGAGATTCCCGTCATAAGCAACTCACCCGTCATCAACCGAACCAGTCGTATGGGGTAAAACTGCGTCATTTGGTTTCCTCCTTGGGACGGACGATCTTGAGATCGATTGGCATTTTCACCAACTTGTAGCGGAACTGTTCTGACTCGTAGATCTTCACCCTCTTCAGGAAGTGCTGTAGGGTATAGTTCAGGTTCTCTCCATGATGGAGATCATCTGCAATGTCATACAACTTGGCGATGTGCTTTCCTTCGCACTTGCGTAGTTGGCGACCGATGCTCTGTAGGATTCGGATGCGACTCTTGGAGGGACTTGCAAAGATGACATTCTTGAGGCTTCGGATGTTGATGCCTGTGGAGAATGTCCCATAGGAAGCAACGATGATTGCGTTGTCTTCTTTTTCCACGATGTTTCGAATGCCCTCGCGCTGCTCCAACTCCGTCTCGCCAGCCACGAAGAACACCTTTCGATCCTCTATCACGGTCATGGCAGTCTTCTTGATCAATTCAAACAGGGGCTTTCCATGCTTCTCGACATAGTTGAACAGCACAAGCGTGTTTCCACGGGTAGCCGATGCAAGGAATGCGATGAACTCGTTTCGCTTCTCACAGTTCACCAACCAATCGATCTCGCTGTGATAGTCAAGACCGCACACCGTCTTTCGTACTTCGGGTGGGTATCGTAGCAACAGGCATTCAATCCTGAGATTTGCCAGCAGATTCCTGTCCATCAACTCGCGTGTCGTGATGACTCGATGCACAGGGCCAAACAGACCTTCGATTGCCAACTTGTGAATCTTGCTCCCGTCAAGCGTACCTGTGAGCGCGATTCGATATGGACACTCTGTCAATTTGTTCATGATGCTGTTCAGGCTCTGTGCCTTGAACAGGTGAGCCTCGTCACCGATGACCACTTCGAAGTTATCGAACCATGCACGGGGCAATTTGTAGATGCTCTGCCATGTCGATATAACGATCTGCTTGTCGGTCAATTTGGATTCACCACCCACGATGCGATGGCAGTTCTCGTTTGCATCCCATGAGACTGTGGATGAATAGTCCTTGAAGTCTGCATACAACTGCGCCACCAAGGATATGGTCGGGACAACGATCAGTATCTTGCGATTTGGTGCGATGGCATTCTGGTAGTACCGCACCATGGAATAGATGGCAAGGCTCTTGCCGCTTGCTGTGGGAGACAGAAGTACGCAGCGAGACTGATTGAGTGCATGACATACTGCATCGACTTGGTGATCATGCGGTTCAAGTGGCTGACCATTTGCAGTCGGCTTCAATGCTTTGATAAACTCTCGTACCTTGTCGCAATCGAACTTGATCTCGGGTTGTGCGACCGTGGAATCGATGCAAACTTCGTAGCCCCGATCCTTTGCGAATGTGGCGAGATAGTCCATCAGTCCTGCGGGAAGCAGACCTGAGTATGCGTTGAACAGTCGTATTTTTCCGTCCCACACGCGCCGCTTGTATGCGGGTGTGTACTTGGCACCAGGCACTTCAAATGTGAAGTAGTCCTGCAATTCGTAGGCAATTGCGTTCTCCGTGATCACACGAAGATTGGCTGCATTCATGCTACGAACTTCAATTACTGCCATAGCACTATTTAGGTCACCCCGCTCATAAACTTCCTCCACTCAATTGCGTTGCGGATGACCCATTGACGATTGTTTATGCCCTTGATTATGGAGTCGAGATACTCGACCTTGGCCTTTTGCAAGTCGTACTTCGAATTCATCTTGACCAGATCGGGGTCGGCATCCATGTATGTGTCAATGTCCTGTCGAAGTATGCGGTGTCCGAATGGCTCCCAACCCAATGCGGCAAGATCCTGTTGAGACAGTTTGCCGTTGTAGTACTCCCACTTCTGCTTTCGGAGTACCTTCCAATCAGCCTCCAACTTTCGGAGGATGAGGCTCTCATCGTGGTAGATGTTCAGGTACTTGCCGTGCAACTTGGGGATGCGGATGGACTCATCGCCCAACTCCGTACCATCAATCTTCAAGTCTGTTTCGACCATTTCTTTGATGCGTTCGATGTTCATTGCGTGGATTCTAGCACAGAATTCGATATGTGCAATACATACCTTTGTGAAAGTGCTTGGTATTGACTACTCGATGACCTCACCCGCCGTGACTCTGATCGATGGCGACAAAGCCACTTGTTGGTTTCTGACATCCGTCAAGCGAAACCAACTCACACATACCTTTGGCTTTCTGACTTGCATCGGTGATCCGTATCCCGACTTCTTGTCCCCCGAGCAAAGATACGATTTGATTTCGGATTGGGCTGTCTCCAAGTGCAAGATCCAACCTGACGCTCTCGTCATAGAGGACTACGCTATGGGGGCTAAGGGGAAGGTCTTTCATATTGGTGAGAACTGTGGCTTGCTAAAGCACAAGTTGTGGAAGGAGGGGGTAAAGTTTCAAACAGTCGCCCCCACGGCTCTGAAGAAGTTCGCATCGGGAAAAGGCAACGCCGACAAGTGTGCAATGCATTCTGCCTTTGTACAGCAGACAGGCATCGACCTGATGAAGGGCATGGACAAGGAAAGCAAGGACTGTGGCAGTCCTGTGTCCGACATAGTTGACTCGTACTTCCTCGCTCGGTATGCTATCAGGAAGCAACAACCGAACTGACGATATCGGGGAACGCCTCTTGTACAACAGACTTGTTCAATCCGTAGCCATATCCGAAGGTTCCCATCAGGAGTTCCTGAAGCAACTTCGCCTCATCGGGGTGAACCGACTCAAGGATTTGAATGAGCAGGATGTCCTTGCGCTCCCTTGGAAGGTTATAGGACTCTTTGAAGATGTACAGACGCTTGCTCTCTTGGAAAAGGCTCGACATCGTCAGACCTTCAGGAGCCTGATCGGGAGTGTAAGCGGGCAAATCGTTGCGATACCATTTCGCGGTATCAAAGAAAGCGTACCGCAAGATTTGCTTGAGGGTCATGTTTCCGTTCTCGCGCAGCAGTCGAACCGTGTCTTCGCGGCTCTTGGAATTCTGCGAGATCTTCTTCAGTACTTCGGGAATTGTCAGGGTAGTTGGCATAATGTACCTCCAACCTATTTAGCAGCCACTTGACACGGTCTGTATTCGGTGATATACTTCATTCAATCGCAACCCATACAGGGGTAACAACTATGGAAAGCAACGACACCGTCCGTAAGACACCACAGCAAAAGGTTTGGCTCCGTGAAGAGCGAAAGACCGCCGTTGTTCGGCGGGTAGAGACGCACCCAAATTGGGGCAAGCAGTATCTTGTCACCACCCACAGCAGCGAGTGGGGGCCCGAGACCTTTTGGGTCAAGGAAGACAATGTAGAGCAGATGGGAGCGCACCGCAATGGCTAAGAAGACGATACGCAAGCGCGTGAGCAAGCCCAAGAAGGTGGAGCGGAAGTTTGAACTTGCTGCTTTGCCTGATGCAATCCCAATCGAATTCCCCAAGGCACCCAAGGAGCCACCGCCCATGTATAGAATGACTTGTTGGGCGGGTGAGTACGAGGCTGACTCTTGGATTGGTCTTGGTTGGGAAATCTTCAAGCATCGTCTCTGGCATCTGTGGAATCACGGCTCTTTCATGGACTAACATGAACATCTTTGTACTCAATCCAACTCCCGAAGGCGCAGCCCGCGACATGTGTGACAAGCATGTCGTAAAGATGATCGTTGAGACGGCACAGATGCTGTCCACAGTCCATCGTGTGTTGGACGGTACTCCTGCAATTCGCATTAGCAAAAGCGGACGCAAGATCAAGCATTGGCACCATCCCAACCCCGAATGGGATATGCGTTTGTGTCTGCCAGTAATGGTCAACCATCCATGTACCAAGTGGGCAATGCGCTCGTCGGAAAACTACGAGTGGTTGTCCGATCATGGAATCAGTCTACTCAAGCAGTACAGACTACGGTACGATAAGGTGCATTCCATGCAAAATCTGATGACCGACTGTTTGTTCGATCTCCCCAAAAATATTGAGATCGGTGCGCTCACACCATTTGCACAGGCAATGCCCGAACAATATCGATCCGATGATGCAGTCGCGGCGTATCGCAACTACTACATTGGGGAGAAAAAGCGGTTTGCAAAGTGGTGCAAAACTCCTGTCCCTTCGTGGTTTGGCAGTCAGGTCGTATAAATAGTTGACTCGTTATGCCAAACTATGATTACATGTGCAAGGCTTGCAACCACATCTTTGAGGAATTCCTCAAGATCAAGGATCACGACAAGCCATGCAAGCAGCCCTGCCCAAAGTGCGGGGAAAAAAAGGTGGAGCAGTTCATTCCTTCTGCACCGCCCGTTATCGATCCAGTTCGTTTGGGCATTCGTCGCCCCGATAGCGGTTTCAAGGAAGTGATCTCCAAGATCAAACAAGCGCACCCACGGCACGGACTGCGGGACTATTAAAATGAACACAAATGAAGTGAAGTTAGTTTCCGTCGAAGGCGAGGGTGCGGGTCGCTATTACCAATCCCCCACAAGCGGTAAGTGGTATCCATCGGTCACGACCGTAGTCAACCACGAAGATGCCGAAAAGTGGAAGAAGTGGAGAGAAGATCCCGAGAATGCCAAGGCTTCGCAGATGGCAATCAATCGGGGCAATAAACTGCACTCCTTGGTTGAGGACTACCTGAAAAAGGGTACTGTCCCCACGGACATTAGCGAGAGGTGGCATTTCGATCCGCTGTTCCCGCTGTTGCAGAACATCGGTGAGATCTATGCCATCGAAACACCAATGTGGTCAGACAACCTCCGTCTTGCGGGGCGAACAGACTGCATCGGTGAATACAAGGGAGAACCTTCGATCATCGATTTCAAGACCGCCTCTAAGGAGAAGCGAAGGGCTTGGATCAAGAACTACTTTCATCAGGCTACGGCTTACTCCTATATGTGGGAGGAGCGTACAGGTCAACGCATCGAAAAACTCGTTGTCCTGATTGCCACCGATGAAGGCACCTCACAAGAATTCATCGAGGATCGCGGTGACTACAAGGAAAGTCTTGGCTCCGTAATCAAGTCATATTGGAGCAAGTACAACTTCAAGCAAATTCAGGAGATTGCAAATGGGATGGCTCAAAAGGCTCTTTGAGAAGTTTGGTTGGACATTCACGCGAGTGAGTAGTGAAGTGCCTCCTATTGTTTACCCTGAGCAGATGCATTGCATCCGTTTCATGACGGAAAAGGGCGAACAGATTGGCATTCTACTGACAACAGAAGAGTTTGAGAGGGGTATCAATCGTTGGGTGGATACCATTGATCAAATGCCGATTGAGACAGAAGACCCCAACATCGAAGAAAGGATTCCATGATGGGATCGATCATCAACATTGAAGAGACATTCAGCAAAGAAATCGAAGAACTGTGTAAAAACAGGAAGGATGGCAAGTACATCGATGCCATCCTTGAACTATGTGAAAAGCACGGAATCGAACCTGAATCGGTTGCCAAGTTGGTGACCAAGCCGATTCGGGAGAAACTCAAGGCAGAGTTTGAGGACAAGAACATGATGCGGGGCGCAAAGAAATCGTCTAAGTTGCCCCTTGACTGAATCACCAACACACGCTAGAATCACACAAATCGTTCACACACTACACACAAGGAGATACAACACATGTCAGGCTTTTCAAGTTTGAAGAAGAACTCGCAGTCCGCAATCGACCGTCTCTCTAAGGAGATGACCAAGGTCAGCGACAAGAAGAACTACGATGATGACCGCTTCTGGTCGCTTGAGCGCGACAAGGCGGGTAACGGCTATGCGGTCGTTCGCTTCCTTCCTCCCGTTGATGGCGAGGACATTCCTTGGGTGCGTGTGTTTTCGCACGGCTTTCAGGGCAAGGGCGGTTGGATGATTGAGAACTGCCCGACTACGGTAGGCAAGAAGTGCCCCGTGTGCGAGGCAAACAATGAACTGTGGAACAGCGGGCTTGAGTCGAACAAGGGTATTGCCCGCGACCGCAAGCGCAAGTTGTCCTACATCGCCAACATCCTTGTGGTCAATGATCCCGCAAACCGCGACAACGAGGGCAAGGTGTTCCTCTACAAGTTCGGCAAGAAGATCTTCGACAAGTTGCAGGAGGCAATGAACCCCACTTCTCCTGACGAGACGAAGTTCAATCCGTTTGACCTTTGGCAGGGTGCTAACTTCAAGTTGAAGGCGCATCTTGAGTCGGGCTATGTCTCCTACGAGAAGAGCGGCTTTCAGACACCATCAGAAGTGTTCGATGGTGATGACAAGCGGCTTGAGGCTCTTTGGAAGTCGGAGCATGCTCTTCAGCCGTTCGTTGCTGCCGATCAGTTCAAGTCGTATGAGGAACTCAAGGGTCGAATGGATCAGGTTCTCAAGGGCGGTGCAGTTGAAGGTGCGGCTACTCGCGCAGAGGAGGCTGAACCCGATGACTTCCGCTCCAAGATGAAGTCTAAGCCTGCGCCTGTGGCTGAAGAGACCCCCGCGAAGAAGGCACCCGCCAAGGCGGCGAAGACTGATGATGACGAAGGCGAAGATGCCTTTGCTTACTTCAAGAAGTTGGCTGATGACGATGAGTGATTGACTCTGTCCATGCCATGGAGGCAACCGACCGCCACTCAGAAATGGGTGGCGGTTGTGTTATAGGGCAGGGCACTCTTGAAACAGCAGGGCACGGAAAGTTGGCTCCGTGTTCCTGTTGTTCGTTGGACTCATCATTATGGGCATTTCCCCGCCACCCCCCGCCATGTTGTTGGTGGGTGCATTGATAGCCACGGTTCCGCTACTCTGATTCGAAGCATTCATCGTGGCTGTGGATGCACTTGTGGTTGCCTTGTTTACGGAGGATGCGCTGTACGATGGTGCAGAGGACGCAAACTCAGTCGCCCGTCCACCCGTGGGAACAATTACAACAGATGAAGTGTTGCTTGAGGACAACGCACTTGTTGCCTTGGTAACTGAATTCTGCTGCGTTTGAGCAAGAGCCATCGATGCATCTTCGGCATCCTCTATGACTTCGCCCGTCTTTTCTACTGCGTCTTTTAGGGGATCCTCTTTAGTTCCCCCACCCAAGGCACTCTTGATATAACTGCCAACGATGGGCAACTCTCCCAATGCATCTGCAAGGCTGTCGAGTATGTAGTTGAAGAACTCCATGAACTTGTTGTTAAGCCACTCACCGAAATTAGCAAGATCACTTAGCCAATCGCCACTAGTGATCCAATTCCACAGCCACATGATGCTATCTACAAGCATCTTCGGAATGTCATAGTAGAAGAACTTCAAGTAATAGAAGATGGCTTTCATGATGTACACGGGAATTTTGACGAACTGAAAGATCAACATCCCGACCATATACTTCAATCCTGCAAATACCATCTCATAGATTGACTTGAATATCTTGGTGAAGATCCCCTCACCGCCTCGGAATATCTTCACAATGTTCCCGATGGCGGTGACAAATGGTTTGATTGCTAGATTGTAGAATCCCTTCACCAAGTCAACAGTTGCATCGACAAACCCCTTGACTGTTGTCCCGAATGTATTGTTGAGGAAGTCAAAGATCGATTCGAAATCGAGCAACCCGAATGTCAATCCGCTGATGATCTGTGCAACAGCACCGATGATCATGCCACGGATATCGCCCAACTTCTGGAACCCCTTGTATGCGCCCATGATCGCATCGATTGCAAGAGACAGGTAGAAGAACACCTTACCGACGATACGGAAGCCAAATGAGAACGCTTTGCCGAACTGACCAAGTACGCCAGATATGGATGGGAACAGTTCTCCAATTGCCTTGAGTCCTCTTGTGAATGGGCCCATCGCTTCTCCGACCTTGCCGAAGATTCCGCCAACTCCCCCTACCGCACTCCTAAAGATGTTGCCGATAGCCCTGCCGATTCCGAATGGCAGATGGGTAAGAAGCGTGACAATGAACTGTATCTTTGTCCAAATGTAGCCAAGCACCGCACCGACAGCGACCGTCAAGAAGAGAAGGATTGTCTTGAACCAGCCATCATCCTTCTTGAACCAGCCGCCTAGACCTTCCCTGAACTCTTGAAATCCGTCGATGAATTTCTGTGCCCATGCAGGCACCATGTTTTGCTGCTCAATCGCCTTCTCTGCATCCTTGATCTGCTGCTCTTCCATGCGATTAATCATGACAAGTTGACCTTGGTTCATGTTTCGCAATGCATCAAGGGTTTCCTGATGCCGCTTCATGGTCAGGGCATCTTCTTTTTGGAAGTCCTTGTTGCCACCCGCCAATCTCTTGGCCGATTCAGCAGATACTCCCTTCTCCTTCATGATTTGAGCGATGCGCTCTTTCTGTATCTTCTCAAGTTCCTTCTTCTGCCTGATCTCGACCATGGTGGTCAGAGTGTCCTTCTGCTTGATTAGGAACTCTTCCCTGTTTGCCTTGATCTGTGCCTCGGTTGCCTTGGGATTCATTGCCTTGAATCGCTCATCCTCCAAGCCAACCATGTCTTCCATTTCCTTCTTGATGTCGCCCAAGCCGACAATGCCGCCACTACCCTGTAGTTGATCGGTAAATTTCTGAGTAGACTTCCTATCCCTCAATTCACTCAGTTTGTCTTGTACTTGTTGCTCTTCTTCAGCAGCCTGCTTGAGTTCTTCTGCATTTTTCTTTGCAGTCTCGGTCATTTTCTCAAAGGCTGCTGCTGCTCTATCTGCGGCATCTTGGAGATTTGCTTCTTTGAGACCCTTTGCCATCTCACCAAATGCCTCTTTCGACTCTTTGCTGATTTGCTGAGAGGATTCAGCCTGTTGCTTATTGGCATCCGTCACCATTTGAATGGCGGCAAAGTGATCCTGCCCCATTCCTGCCGCCATTTCCGCATCGACTTCTTTAACCGTCTGTCTGAAATCGCGCAACGCAATCAAGGAAGTCATTCGCTCGTCGCGCTCATCTCCCATAGCCTTGATATTTGCATCCAAGGCTTCTGTTGCTTTCATGAACTCTTCGTCTGCGGTCTTCACGCATTCGGACAGATTTGCCAAGTCGGATTCATACTTGGTCTGAATTGCCTCGGTGCCCTTCGCCCACTTGCCCTCTGCATCACGGTATTTCTCTGTATCTTTCTTGAGATCATCCTGTTGCTTGGCTGTTTCCAATACAGCCTTCTGCTGCTTGGCATAAGCATCATTGACCTTTGCCTGAAGTGCCTTCTGCGTCTCAAGTGTCTTTGTGGTCTTCTCGATGCTCTTCTTGATGGCTTCCATCTCGACGAAGAATTTGTCGAGTGCGTCATTTGCATTTTTTGTATCGAGGCTACTTGGTGGTGTTGGAGCAGGATTGGGCAATGCAATACCATCCGAGTTCATCGGTGGCTGAGGCGTTCCGCTTGGTTGATTGAGTCCTTCTGCTGCCATCTAACTTCGCCCTTCCTTATCTCCTGTCGTTCTTCATTGCCTCCATTCGTTCTTTCTCCTCCTTCAGGTGCTGCATCAGCAAATCAATGTAGACCCTCCGTTCCCACGGCATCATGTTCTCAAGGTCGGCAAGCGTATACTGAAAATTCTGCATCATGGCGAAGTTGACCGAGAGCATATTCATGAGGTTGTCATGGGTGGAGGCTAGGAGAAAAAACTAGTGAGTCCTTTCAATACGATATCGTTGTCTTGACCGCACGACTTGCACTTGAACTTGATGTGCTTTTCTAGCCGTGGCATGGTTTCGATGAAATTGAAGATGCGCTTGAACTGATCTTGCGTCATCTGTTCGATGAAGTCCTTGACTTCCTTTTCGTCCATCTCCGATGCGTTGTAGACCGTCTCGCCCTGATATACCTTGTCGATGGACTTGGTCAGTAGAACGAGTGCCTTTTCCACATCGGTAATATTGTCATCAATCGCCCGCATGTCATCCACGGTTGGATATCGCATTACTACGCTGATATCACCGATCAACGGAATCACCTTCTTGTGATTTGGGTCGTTGATTGGCTGAATCTCCTTGATGCTCACCTCACACTCGTTGGGTATCTCACACTTACTGCATTTGATGTTTGGCTTGACCGTCTCGCCTACCGAGTGACTGCGGAGTTGCAGGAACAGGTATTCCATGTCTACGATGGGTAACTTGAATACATCTACGGTTCCCAATGTGCATGCAGAAACCACCTCGCGCACCGCGCTGGTGATTGTCTTCTCATCCTTGGTCTCGGAAGCCATGAGGAGGATCTTCTCCTCTTTGACCACAAATGGGCGGTAATCGACCTTCTTACCGCTGACGGGCAGGACTACCTGATGCTTGGGTACTGATGCGATGATTCCTGATAGTGACATGACGATCTCCTATAATGAAGAGTTAGGGGTTGAATCCGTTTCCAAAGAATCCCGCACCAAAGAATCCCTGTGTCTGTGACAGCAGGGTAAGACCCAGATCGAGTCCTCCTTGGCGTGGGGTGGAGTAAACTACTCTGCCATCGACAGCCCGTGGGATGTCTCCTGCCTTGTATTCCTCTAGTTGCTTGACATATGACTGCAAGATGCTTCTTTGCTCTTGCTGCTTGTTTTCGAATTGGTTTCTTGCCCGCTGTGTACCAATTGTGAAGCCATTGACTGCTTTGTCCAAGCCCTGTTGGCTAGCAGCAAGTATTGCGCTGTAGCGGTCATTTTCGATAACGGGGAATCCAGTATCGGTGACCATGGGGATTGAATTGTCGTACTGTAGTCTGAAGTTCTGTAGGGGAACCATGTCGTGGTACATGAATCCAATATCAGAGAAAAGCGGGTCTGTTACATTGGTGTAGTTCAGGGATCCACCGTTGATGTTCATAGAGAAGGGGTAGACTTCGGTGAACCTATAGCCGATGATGTTGCCCTTGTACATGGCATTGATCGCGCTTGAAAAGTTCTGAACATGGTTGGGAAGCAGCATGAGATAAATCTCACTTCCCTTGGCATAGTCATCGTAGAAACGCCATTGGCGGGTGATCGGATTCTGAATGTATCGAAGCCACGACTCAAAGAACTCCTTCTCAAACATATCAGTACCGACATTGAACTGCACCTTGAAGCCCGAGCCATTGTTGGTATTGCGCTTGTATGGGAATATCCGATTTGGCCCAGCATTCAGATAACTTTGTTCGGTGCTGTACCAGGTCTGTTCGTTCAGAACCACGGATTTGCATGTGGTGGCAAGACGAGCAACATCTTCCACGAAACGCATTCCAATTCCTTTTTGCACCTGTCTGTTTGGAAACAGCATGAACAGCCATCGATTGCCCGCAGCCCATCCCGTCTCGCGGGCACGGCCGTACACGGAGTCGATGAACGAGGGGTCAGCGTTTGAGGGGTCTCGGTTGTTTTGGCGTGGATCCATGTGACTATAAGGTATCTATCATGCCAATGCCCATACATCGGCGCGAGATGCACCCTTGAATTTGTCGAGCGGAAAGAACGGCACGGTCTTCCATTCCTGCGGTGCTATGAACGCCACTTTGGTCATAATATGCTTGTAGTAGTATCGCTTGATGCAGGGTCGGAATGCTTTCAGTTTGGCAGTATTTTTCAGCAGACCGTATGTGACCCTGAACTCCACCGAGGTGTTGTTGTGGGCAATCCAGTTTGGGTCGCTGACATATTTGAGGAGTTTGTTTAGGAAATCTGCTCTGCTTGAGGGTGGAAGATAATGGAGATTCAGCCCGAGGAATCCATCCTTTTGTTGGTGGAGGATGATCGTGATGGGGAACTCGTCCCAAAACATCAGTTCGTCTTTGGTCTTCGGGCTGTATCCATAGAACACCATCTTTCCTGGAGTCAGTTGCTTCTTGACCACGGTCTTGCCGTGATCGATGAAGTTCTTCTGCTGCATCGTAGTCTTGATTTTGGATAGATTGGTGGCAAGCCAACGGGTGGTTCGGTCATCTCCGAGTTGGAGACCCGTACCTTGCATCTTGCCGAGTACTTGTGTTACCTGTTTCTTCGTCATTTGCCAGCCTTTCCAAAGATGTTTTCCTCAGTCAGCAGGCGGAACTTCCACCCCCTGTCCTCGCAGTAGTCCTGTGCCGCCGCCCACTTTGCCGAGTTGACCATCCAGTTTCGTATCTCAAACAATTTGGATTTCGACACACGCTTGGTGGTCGGTTTTTCAGGCTTGACTGTCTGCTTCTTGGGCTTGACCTCTATCAGGCATTCCTCGTCAGTTCCATCGGGCTTGCGTAGCCGAACCCAGAAATCCACGAAGTACCGATGCCGTCTTCCGTCTATGGGAGAGATGTATGGAATCACCACCTCCTCCGATGACCATTCGACCACGGATGTATTGTCATCACAGAACACCATGAATCGACGCTCCCACAGGGAACGGTAGAAGCACATGTTGGGATCACCCTTGTACTTCTTCGGATTCTTGGGCACATACCTTCCGCTGTATGACTTGTTATTACCTATGGCGAACTCCCGTATCTGCTATTTATGGAACGCCAACCCATCTAAATACGATCATGCAGGAATACGACTACAGCGCAATGAACAGGGCTGATATCAGCGAACTTCAGGGTCTCCTGAACCGTCAGCAGTCTGCATTTGAACGGCGACTCTACAGAGATGACCGTGATCTGGGCTATTACAAGTATCCATATGACCTGATGAGCGACCCATCAATGCAGAGCATGATGTGTATTGAGGTGTGGGACAACAATCCTGCCTCACTCGATACTAAGAGGAAAGCATTTGAAAACTTGGCGGTCAAGTTGTTTGGCAAAACTAAGGCGGCGGCGGCGAAGGCACAGGCAGATGCACCCGCAGGGAAAAAGAACGATCTCATGGGAATAGTCGATGCGGCCGCTGGTGCCGCCTCGGAAGCAGCAAACCTATTTGTCGGCACCCTGTCGCAAGCAGCATTGGGTGGCAATCTTGATGCTGAAGGAAAGGGGCGCGACTCATATACCGAAGAGCAAACAGGAGTTGGTGGAGGCACATCACAGGTGCTTCAGCGCATTTACCTGTACATGCCCACGGGTCTTGAGGTTGGATATGGGATTGAATATGAAGACGCAAGCATGTCTTCTCTGGACACACTCAAGTTGCCCAAAGCACTCGCAAGCGGAGATGTGAATGCTGCAAGAGATCTTGGTAAGAAATTGGCATTCGCAAATCTAAAAGTACTTGACAAGTTGGGAGAGTTGGTTGGTGCTGAGTCTGGTACTTTCTCAAAGTTTGCATCGGCACAGCAGCGACAGGTGGTCAACCCAATGTCTTTGCACCTGTTCAAGGAAGTCAAGAGACGCGAGTTCACTTTCGCGTACACATTCCTTCCACGAAATCGCATGGAAATGAACACCGTATATGAGATCATTGGTTTGTTGAAGTTCTTTGCTCACCCAAAGAGATCGGAAGGCAACGGACGCTTCCTAGACTATCCAGCAGAATTCTCAATCACTTTCCTCAACCGAAACAATCAGGAGAATGTATATCTGCCCAAGATCCTCAAGTGTTCGTTGCAGGGGATCAAGGTCAAGTATGGCGATGATGCAGCATTCTCAACCTTCGCACCTGATGATGTCAATGACAACATGAGCATGGGCGCACCAACAAAGATAACCATGGAACTGTCATTCAGCGAACTTGAGATTCTCACCCGTGACCGCTTCGATTGGAAGTTGGGCATGGTTCCAACCCCTTAAGGTAATACATGGGATACTTCGACTTTCTCCCGAATGTGGGCTATTTGGACGAAAACGGCATACCCGTTGTCGCAAAAAATATCCTCACTCGCGCAAAGATACTCGACATAATCAAGGAATCGCAATCAGGATCTCTTGAGTACATCATCCGCGACGAGGAGAGACCCGAGACTATTGCCAGCCGCGTCTATGGCAGACCCGACTATCATTGGATCATTCTGCTGTTCAACGAGATCCTTGATCCTTACTTCAAGTGGCCGATGAGCATGAACGAGTTTGAAAAGCAAATGGAGTCTGTGTATTCAGGGAAGGCACTTTTCATATATCCGCCGCGTTTGACGGATGTGGAGAAGAACAGACTGCTTGACCGCAGAGTTCCTCACTTTGAAGAAGGCGACACGGTACAGCAAAAGAAGCAAGACGGCACCGTGATCGCCACGGCGACCGTGAAGTCTTGGGATCCAAATCTCTACAAGATTGTTGTTGATTCGGTAAATGGGGCATTCCAACTACAGGGCGAAGCAGCAAGACAGACATCGGTAATCGGTGATCCAACAGCGTTGTCTCTCGACATTTTCACCACCAACAGCAAAGGAAAGACCATTTCCGCTCCCTTGGTTCGTATCACGGATGACAATCGATATGGATTGCATCACTTTGAGAAGTCAGATGGGGAAATCATGTCTCCTCTATACAGACCCACAAGCCTCTCGGATAGTGGGATGAGACAAGAAAGCGCATCCTCTCTTATTGATCGTTATGTGTTGGGTCGTGCAGAGGTCATTGACATGGGAGTTGACAAAAACAACGATTCGTTGGGATATGCAAGCATCGTAACCAATATCGCCCACGAAGAGGCGATCAATGATGCAAAGCGAAACATCAAGGTGATGCGTCCTGAATACATCGATCCGATGCTGCGGGATTTCACGCGATTGTTTGAACTGCCCTGATGAGGTAACAAGTGACAGAGCCTAGCAAGTCAAAAATGATCAAGCCAGGAGATGTGGTGATCGATGAGATCACCCTTCGTTCCTATACGGGGTTCACGATGAGTCTGAAGGGGATATTCGAGAATTTCGTGGTCTACGAGGACATCTTTTCCAACTGCATGTCAGGCAGCATCACCCTGATCGATTCACTCAACCTAGTGAAGAACTTCCCGATCATCGGTGGAGAGACGCTGACGATCATTTACAAAACGCCTATGCTCAACTCCCCACCAGTCAGGCTGGTGTTCCGCACTTACAAGATCTCGGTGCTGACGGAAACGGCACAGGAATCGGCACAGATGGTGCGTATTGAGTTTGTTGCCCATCAGGCAATCAAGAGCATGCAGAGCAAGGTATCGAAGTCGTATCAGAATATGCCCGTGTCGAAGATGGTGGAGAACATCTTTGACGAGTACCTGGCTATCGATAGAGAAGAGGAAGGTGGGATTCTGAATTCTACCCTGAAGGGCGCAGGAGTCGGCGCACTTGTTGGGTCGCCCGTTCCTGTAGTGGGGACAGTACTCGGTGCGGAAATCGGGGCAGCAATAGGTCTTGGGGCGGGTATCTACGATGCCACATTCGGGGATCACAAGATTCACATAAAGAATGTGCTTGGCACATTTGACAATCGGTCGTATGTAATCCCATATTGGTCTCCTCTCTATGCAATCAACTGGCTAGCACACCGTTCCCGCGCACAGGTAAACACCACAATGTGCGACTATGTGCTGTTTCAAAACTCCGATGGGCACCATTTTGTCCCAATCTCTGCGCTGAAACGCGCCCCTGTAGCCTTCGTCTACACCAACTATCCCGATGGCTTTAGAAGTGATGACAACAATAGAATGATGGAATCCGAATTGCGGAACATCTTGTCTGTGGTCATCGAGGACATGACGGACAAAATCAAGCAGCAGAATCTCGGGATGCTTTCGTCTGCTATCTGTGCCCATGACATGACAACCAAGACATGGAACACCGTGCAGTTCAGTTACGACAAGGCATTCACCAACGATGGATCTCACCTTGAGAAAAATCCATTGGTACCCGTGGGCAAGTTGGATTACACGAATGCCCCCGATGCACACATACGGTTCTATCCAAAGTCTTCCTACACCATGGCAGGATTGGCGCAAGCCCATGATCCCGAAGAAATGATCCTGACAAGACAGTCGCTGCTCAATCAGATTAACTCGGTAAACCTCATCGTGACATGCCATGGCGATACAAATGTGAAGGTTGGCAGCGTAATTGAATACCGCCCAATCACCAAGGAATCCACCAAGAAGAAGGACAAGTTTGAGGATGACTATCTTCGTGGCAGATATCTGATCACAACGATCAAGCACATGGTCACGGATCGTGAACACAAGATGGTCATGACCCTGTCCAGAGACTCGTTCGCAGAACCCTTAGCCGACCGCAAGACGGCAGAATTGTCATTGGAGAAGTCATGAGTATGAATCAAGAACCTATGAGAGCGGACTACATGGGGAAGAACGGCTTCGTGTGGTGGCAAGGAGTGGTCGAAGACATCTACGATCCACTCAAGTTGGGTCGCGCCCGTGTGCGTGTACTTGGGTGGCATACGAACGACAAGGGTGAGATTCCAACAGAAAGCCTTCCGTGGGCATCGGTGGTCATGCCTGTAAACAGTACATTCACCTCTGGAAAGGGGTGGTCTCCCACGGGTCTTGTGCAGGGGACATGGGTGATTGGCTTCTTTAGAGATGGCATGAATTCGCAGGAACCCGTGGTGTTGGGAACCATCGGAGGAATCAATACTGTAAACATTCCTATTCCCGATGACTTGCTAAATGCACCCCCGCTTCCATTTGTCGATCCAGATGAGATGAAGGAGATGATCTCGGAGATCGTTGAATCTAAGAAAACCGAGGTTATCGACACGCTGAATAAAGCGAAGAATGATGTGGGTCTCAAGCCCTATCAACTGCCCAAGAATCCGACCATCAATCCAAATCGCGGATTCAACGACCCATCGGGACTGTACCCGCTGATCTCGCGCATGGGAGAAGCAGATACGAACAGGTTGGCGCGTAACGAGCAAATCGAAAATACCATCGTCAAGAAGAAGAAGGACAGCCTTGAATATTCGATGTCTGCGCTATATGGATTTTGGTCTGAACCAGAAACGCCGTATGCCGCAAAGTACCCGTTCAATAATGTCTATGAGTCTCAGGCGGGACACATCGTTGAGTACGATGACACGCCAGGTGCGGAGAGAATGCATTGGTACCATTGCTCGGGTACTTTCACGGAGATACACCCCAAGGGCAGCGAAGTCCATAAGGTAATCGGCAACGCATGGGACATCACCATGAACGACAAAATGATCCTTGTGCGGGGCAACTGTGCGTTCAATGCGGACAAGACCATGAAGATCATGATGGGCAAGGATCTGGAGATTGAGGTCAAGGGTGATACCAAGATGTATACCCGTGGAAACATGACGGTTGATGTGGGTGGCAACTTCCTGCAAAAGGTCAAGGGGACTTATACTTTGTCCAGCGAAGGAAACATGGTCATCATGGCTCCTCGTATCGACCTAAATCCTGAAGGTGAAAATGCATCGAATGTGCAAACACTCATGGATAAGTTGCGCGGATTGGTAAATGGTTTGATCAATAAACTCAGCCCACCAGACTTGACAGTCAAGTCTAGTGAGAAACCACCGACGAAAGGTTGATACATGTGTTTTGGCCCTATTCGACTTCCCGACTCAGTTCCGATTTCAAGCGACACGCCCAGTAAGGACGCGCAGGGATCTGTCTACTCTGCGGGTGATATCGAGGCGTATCAGTCAAGTCAGTCGAGTCAAATAAAGTCCTATAGTTCGTTGGGTGCGGAGCAGAAGGCTACCGCTACAACCAGCGAGGCTGTCAGTATCAAGGGTATGGTGAATGTCCCTGTCGCCACAAATTTCAGCGAATCGAAGCAGAGCATCAATGAGGTCGCTGCACAGCGCGGAGATCTTGCTACCGTGCCTAACATCGATATCTGCGGATTCTTGGGCGACACATCCTCTTTCGATTTCGATCTTCCCAATCTCAAATTGGGGGGATTGCCTTCGCTCAACGACATCATGGCGGGAATCAATGGAATCACCTTGCCTTCGCTACAGATTGCATCGGATGCAATTGTCGGGATCGTTGGCAAAATTGGAGATGCGATCAACGATATCGGGGCGGCAATTCAGGGAAGCATTCCGACGATTTCTTGTGGAAAGGCATCTACTTTGCCATCTCTACCGTCCCCACCACAAATGGGAGATGCACTCAAGGTACCGAGTGTTACACAAGTGCCAACTACAGTTGTGGAGCCTGTCCCATACGGCACAAACCCGAACATCACCATTGAGTCGCCTGATGTTACGGTCGAAAGCCTTACCGATGAGATCGATTCGGGAGAATTCTGATGGCGAATATGTCGGGTGTTCAGCCAATTACCTATTACTATCCTAGCGGTTTTGGTGATATCAACCTCTTTGAGCAGGACGAGTCTCTGTCAACAATGACGGCGGATATCCAATGGCTGAGTCCCGCAATACTGAACAAGTCGTACAACGAAACTTCTCCCTCTCGTCCAATCTATGAACAGCAAAGGGTGTTGCGTCCCGAAGACGATACATCGGGATGTATCACCTCGATGCAGTTGCGGGCAACCTATGCGATTTTTGTTGGCGCACCGCCAATTGTTGGCGGCGACATCAAGTATGCAGTTGTGGACGGAGTGTTTCCTCCAGGATTGACACTCGACATTGATACTGGATATCTGTACGGCAAGATCGATGACCTTGATGACATCTTCCCGCAGGAATTTGGACTTACCGATCCAAACGGGATACCCGAAGATCCAAGAGACACGGTCGCCGCGAACACATTTGGATTCGACTATGGTGATCAGGGGCCAAGAAAGTTCACAGAGGACAACTATGCGACTCGCGGCTCTGCTTCTCTTTATAAGGGGGGCTTTCCCATTCCGAAGGGGATCGTGTTTACCGCGAGAGCATTTGACTCCTCGCTGACGAGCCGATATATCGATGGGGAGTTTACGATTAAGACGGCGAATAATTGGTCTTCAGACAGGGATGAGTTCATCCTAAATATCAGGAATCAGATGTTCATAGATGGCAAGCCCGTGACAAATAAGGAGTATCTTGCCACAATGAAGGATCGGGGTTATTTCAAAGACTGCTAAGGAGTTATATGCCAGCCGCCCACAGACATACCGATATTTGCTCAGGTCACGGATGCTTCCCACCCCGTAGAAACTTGGAGGGGTCAAAGAATGTATTCGTAAACAGTCTTGGCTGGCACCGAAAGGGAGACGGTTGGGCAACGCATTGCTGCGGCCCGTCTTGTCACCAAAGCAAGACCGCAATGGGTTCCTCATCGGTCTTTATCAACAGCCGTCCCGCAGCACGGGTGGCTGATCCTGTCCATTGCGGCTCCGCTTGTGCTAGGGGCAGCACCAATGTCTACTGTGGAGGTTGATGGATGTTCTCATCGCTAATTCAAGGTTGGTTTGAACTCGGGATTGCCCTCTCAAGCATGATTGGTGGAATCATCACGGGCATCGTGTATGCCCGCACCCGCGCGGCAAGCGAGGAAAAGAAGCAGATCGAAGAAGCATCGATCAGCATCAAGGGATCCACATATCAGGCAAAGCACACCGTCATTCATGAAACATTGACCGATCTGCGGATTAAGGTCAAGGCCGATAGAGCGCGTATTGCCCATTTTCACAACGGTGGAAAATTCCTTGATGGAACCCCGATGAAGAAGTTCAGCATCACTCATGAATCGTGTGAGCGAGGCGTTCCGTATGACGGCGGCAATTTGCAGAACATCCTTGTCACCATGTTCTGGAACCTCATCGAAACGATGCGCGATAACGACCCAAGGGTCTATCACACAGAGATCATGCCCGATGGGTATTTCCGATCATACAACAAGTCAAACGGTATCGTTGGATACGCAATCCTCCCGATCATGAAGCAGGAACTATACATTGGATTTGTGGAGTTGGAATGGTTTGACGAAGAGAAGATCCCCACGGGAGAACACGAACGACTCATGGCTCATCATTTTGAGCAATCGCGTGATTACATCGAACTTGAACTGGCATTGCGATAATGGCAAAAGCAACCAATACATCCATCGATCTTGACATCAACTTCGACCGCAATCTTTTGTCGAATGATGTTGCCCTTCGCCGCGACGAGGAAGCGATCAAGCGGTCTCTTCGGAACTTGATCCTGCTACGCAAGAATGAGAAGCCTTTCCACCCAGAAATCAGTTCAGGAGTTCAAGACATTCTGTTCGAACTCGTAGATCCAATCGCTGTCGTGGAATTGAAAAAGCGAATTGCAAACATGATTCGGGTGTATGAAACTCGGGTCAATGCTGCAACAATAGACATAGTGGATGTGCTAGATAAAAACGAGATCCGCATTACAATCCATTTCACCATCAAAAATGTGCAGCGGTTGTTCTCGACAACTGTTGCACTACAGAGACTACGATGAGCAATACCTCAAACACCCCAATTGATTCGCTTGAGTTCGATCAGATCAAGACGAACCTCAAGGAGTACTTGCGCGGACAGGAGCAGTTCAAAGACTATGACTTTGAGGGATCTGCTCTGTCAATCGTACTTGACCTCCTCGCATACAACACCCACTATCAGGCGTTTTACGCCAACATGGTGGCAAACGAGTCGTTCTTGGACTCGGCAGTCATGCGGCAATCCGTGGTCTCTCTTGCGAAGCACCTAAACTATACCCCTCGTTCTAGGAAGGCATCGCAGTTGGTCGTTGATGTCGTGCTGACACCTGGCAATCCAGCCACCGATGCGTTCACACAGTCAGTCGTTCAAGGCAAGAAGTTCCTTGAAAAGGGATCGATTTTCCGTGGTAAGGATTTGGAGGGCAAGGCAGTCAATTTCGTCACTCTAGACACATACAAGGCAGCGCGGGTCAATGGTGAAAACATCGTACAGAATGTGACGCTCTATCAGGGGTATCAGAAGCGGTTGTCTTATGTGGCAAATACACAGGGGGGAACCGCTGCTCGGTTCACCATCCCCGACTTGAGTGTCGATATCGATACTGTGGGTGTGGTCGTTCAGCGGTCACAGACCGACAGCACGGGAACTGCACAGATATGGAAGAGATCCACAGATGTAAACAAGTTGGACTCGACTTCCACGGTATTCTTTACACAACAGGGTCGGGATGGCTTGTGGGAAGTCTATTTCGGTGATGGCGTGGTCGGCAAGGCAATTGAAAACGGCAACCTTGTGACGATTCTCTATGTCAACACCAACGGTGCAGCGGGTAATGGTATTGGATTCAACGATACACCGACGAAGCGCGTGATTACATGCAGCGACAACACGGTATATGAAGTCAGGGTCAAGACGGATGCAAATGGAAAGGTGCTGTCTTCTTTTGGTGGTCAGAATCCCGAAGATACGGAATCGATTCGTTACTATGCCCCCCGAAACTATCAGGCACAGGATCGCGCAGTCACCGCTGACGATTATAAGGCATTGCTTGGGCGCGAATACTCGGATCGGGCTGATGCTTTCTTTATCTGGGGAGGCGAGGAAAATGACCCCCCGCAGTATGGCAAGGTGTACATCAGCATTAAGCCCAAGGTTGGTTCGCGGCTTTCCCTGTCGGAAAAGCAAGCAATCGAAAAGACCATTCTCGGTCAGCGGAACCTTGTCACAATCACTCCCGAAGTGGTAGATCCCGAAATCCTTTATATCAACCCATCGGTGACCATTTACTACGATGAGTCCAAGACAACCATGAATGCAGAGGGTGTGCAGTCAAGAGCATCGACATTCATCAAGTCGTTCAACAATTCCTACCTAGGAATGTTTGAGCGGGATTTTAGACAGTCAAAGTTCTCGTCCATCATCGATGGATCGTCGCCTGCGGTCAATTCAAACACAGTAGATATCACTTTGTCCAAGATGTTTGAGCCAAACCTAGGTAGGGCTGCTCCATACAACATCAAGTTTGACAACGAACTGCTGCATCCAATTGATGGATACTCGCCAATTTTGTCGAGCAGCGTGTTTGGATATCAAGACTTGACATCTAGCGCGGTGACCAAGCCAATCGTTGATTGCTATATGGATGATGATGGTTACGGTGTTGTGCGTATCTACAAACTCGATGGTGCAAACAAGATCGTTGTCATCAAGAACATCGGCACTATTGATTACACCACGGGCTTGGTCACCCTTCGTAACTTCAAGGCAGAATATTTGGCTGATGGTGCAACAACCTTGTCGCTGACGGTTGTACCCAAGAAGAAGGACATCTTCGGTCGCAGAAATCAGATCTTGATGATTGATTCCACGGGCATCTCGGTTACTGCAATCCCAGAAAAGACTGCAATCAAGAAAAACGCAAGTGACGCAGCATTCAACGGCTGATGAAGAATACCCATGACAATCGAAGGTGATCGACAACTCTCAAACTTTGTTCCCGACAGGCTTCCTGAGTTTGTCCGTGTCGATCATCCGACCTTGGTGGCATTTCTGTCTGCCTACTACGAGTGGCTTGGCTTGCGCCGAAACTCGGGGAAAATACTGTCGCCGTTGGAGATGAATGACATCCCCGATATCGACACCACATTGGATCAGTTTGTTGATCATTTCAAGTCAGAGTATCTGCTGAACTTTCCAGAGACGCTTGCGGTCAACAAGACCACCGATGAGCCTGTCGATCCTCGCCGCCTGATCAAGAACATCAAGCAATTCTATCTCGCAAAGGGCACAGAGAAGTCCTATGAGTTCCTCTTCCGCATCCTTTACGATGCATCGGTCGAGTTCTATTATCCCAAGAAGGACATCATGCGCTTGTCATCGGGTCGTTGGACACAGAACAACTACCTCCGAATTTCAAACAGCCTTGGTGATCAGATCTACGAAGCGGCTGGCAATAACATAGTGCAGTATGATTCGGGGGGCAACATCGTTGCAACTGCTAGGGTCATCGATGTAACGGTCTATCAGATCGGTAACTTCCCCGTGGCAGAACTCCTGATAACGGGAAGAAACGGTACATTCAGAACAGGAAACCTCGGAATCGACTTCAATAGTGGGGCAGCAGATTTCCATGAAGTCACGGTTTACAGCGTGGTGTCTTCGGTAACGATCAATAACGCTGGCAGCGACTATCAGATTGGTGACAGAATCAAGTTCGTTGCCAATGGTGACAGCGGTCAACGGGGAACTGGTACAGTTGTCGAAGTCAACAGCACGGGTGGAATCAGAAAGATCAACATTGACGATTTCGGAATCAACTATACAAAAGCACCCACGATAGCAATCAATTCCGTTCGCGGATCGGGTTTCAACGGAACCGTTACTGTTGGATCACTCTGTCAGTCTGCGGGATACTATGCAAACAATGACGGTCGTCTTAGCACAAACAAGGTGCTTCAAGACAATCACTTCTATCAGAATTGGTCGTATGTGTTGAAGAGTGAGGTAGTGATTGATCGCTACCGCGAAGTAATTCGTCGCCTCGTTCACCCTATTGGTACAGGCATGTTTGGATCGGTTCTGATCAAGCGATGTGCGAAGGAAGATCTCGACAACTCATCAGCCCTGATGTCGTTTCGTATTCCAATCATTGGGCACTATGTGCCATATACATTCAAGACTTTTGACGATCTGTCGGTGTGGTTTCTCTCGGGTGTCACAGGCGGCGGTCTTACTGCTGCGGGATATTCACCCGACACCCACGACATCTTGATACAGGGTTCTGGAAATGGTTTGGCTGTCATTGGAAACCCAATCAGCAACAACATTTCATTTGTGACTGCCACTACGGGAATACTGAGTCAGTCGGGATTCCCAAATGCAGATCCATTCTGGATCGTATACCCACATGCCAACAAGATGGTTGAGCGTGGATACCATATCGCCAAGATATGGAACACACAGATAGACGATTTCGTTTCCACAGACGGTGGGTGGGGCGAGTGGTCATATAGGCGTGAGAATGGATTGACTGCTATGCGTGATTGGGAGAGCGATCTTCGGTCAACTATAGGGCCTCATGCTCCTCTTTACACCGAGCCATATGATTTCAAGTATGCCCTCCTTGAATACGACGAGACTAGCGAGTTCCGAAAAATTACCGCCCGTGCATTCTTCAATATGCCACAGGGTCAGCATTTCGACTGTCGGGATGAAAATATCGTTAATGTGGCCCTACCACAATTCAGTCCGATTAGCCCAATCGCGGGTCAAGTAATGAGCAATTTGCCGCTTCCCGCGAACACCCTAAGATCAGATTATGAATTCTTTAGACGGGCAATCGTGCAGTTCGGCATAACCCATGAAGAAAATCTTGCATACTACAAAGCGAAGGAGATTCGTATCTACCTCGACAATGTCCTAAAGGCAACCGTGGGAATCAATACCCGCAAGGTTTCTATCAATGGGATCAAGGACGGGCGACACACATTGAAGATGGAAATGTATGACGATCAGCAGAGACTGATCGGAGGCACACAGAAGATCGTGCCGTTTGCATATGAGTTCTCTTATCTGATGGAAGCGGAAGCACTCTAAATACAAAGCAATGGCTGGATCCTGCGACCCATTTCGTCAAAACCACAAGCGCATCGCAGCAGATGCGCTGCTTGGCATCTATGGAGATGTCGATGATAGCAATCTTTTCCTGTCAATCGGCAGGATCGTTGGGTGGGGTGATGACAACGCCCCACCGCCGAGTGTTGATAGTGTAAAGGACGATACGGATTTCTGGAAGTCTGCGTTTGCCCATAAGCGCATCGATAGATCGGATGTCTCAATCGTTGTCAGACGATTCGACTGGACGCCTGGTACCGTATACACTCCCTACAGGGACAACATCGATCTTTTCGATGATCTCGATCCATCCCCGTTCTATGTTTTGGTCGATGAGGAGCGGGTCTACAAATGCATCGATAATGCTGGTGGTGCAGTATCTTCAGTTGCCCCCATGCACACCGACCCAAGAATTCGCAAATTGGGGGATGGCTATCGGTGGAAGTTCCTTTATCAGATTCCTGAATCGAAGCGCAAGTTCCTGACCAAGACGCAAGGCAACAGCATTGGCTACATGCCCGTAGAGTTCATCGATTACTTGCGGACAAGCGATGAGCGGATTCTTCAATGGACTGTGCAAGAAGCAGCGGTAGATGGTGAGATTGCATATGTGCAAATCAATCCAGATGTCGTACCTTTTGTCGTGTCTGATCGCTGCGTATTCCCTGCTGGAAACAATACGGTTGTTGCAGATGTCCCTATGGGAACAACGGGCATCACCCTTGCATCTCCCTATTTGTTCTTGCAGACCGATTACTACAAGGACATGGTTTTGTCCATCGACAGCGGCTATGGTCTAGGTCAGCGAAGAGCAATTGCATCGTTCGTTCCGAGTGGTGGCGGAAACGCCGCATTTATAGCGGTAGACCAACCGTTCTCAAGCAGCATCTCTGGTGGTGCAAACGCATGCACATTCTCCATCGTTCCCAACATCAGAGTGGTCGGTGATGGCTCCGCATATGCGAATTCGGGTAATCCATATGCACAGGCAGCAGAAGTCTCGGTACGATTTGGCGGAACGGCAGGAACTGATGTTCTTCGCGTGAATGGTGTCACCGCCTGCAATGAATTCTTCGAAGTGACCAAATTGATCGATTCCATTGAGTTGGTCGATGGGGGCAAGGATTACACCTTCGCATCCTTGGAGTATGTGAATGGATTTGCTGTTCCGACAGGTAAGGCAAACCTAGCAAATCTTGCTACCCCAATCATGTCTCCACCTGGTGGGCATGGATCGAATCCCGTCAAGGAATTGGGTGCGTCCTCTCTCATGGTCGTGAAGCAATTTGATCGTGGCGAAGGCGGCAAAATAAGCACAGATAACGACTACCGTCAGTTCGCGCTGATCCTCAATCCTGTGCTAACTGAGAAACAGGTTCGCCTGAATTTCTTTGGAAGCGGTCTCACAGGATCGTTTGTGGTTGGTGCGACTGCACAGCAATCCACAGTCGGTGGGTATGACGCTGCATATGGAACGGTGTCTTCTTGGACACAGGGAGTATCGGGACATAGCGGAACAAGCGAGTTGGTTCTCTCTTACATCAGGGGCGGTACATTCGCATATGGCAGTCAGATCAACGGATTGAAGGTTATGAATGTTGATGAGCGAATCTATGCGGGTTCCGAATCTCGCAGACTCCTCAAACTTACGGTAGCACCAACCGATGTCTCATTCTCTGGAAGCGGTGGCGATTTCGTGCGCGGCTATATTGCTCATGGAATTGGAAGTTGGAAATCATCAATCTCGCCATCAAGGGCAACAGGCGAAGTCTACGCATGGGAACCTCAACTGGGAACCAACAAAAATGGATTCTTGTATTTGGAAAATGTGCAGGGCAAGTTCAAGCACCTTGAATGTGTAACAGAAACAGATCCGTTTTATTCGGGCTTTTCGTCGCGCGGATTGAGTGGAATTGGTGAGATCTCTGCAATTGACAGCCTCATCAGAGAAGGAGTTGACGCATATGATCAGACTACTTCGCTGGTGATGTCGTGGGACGATACGCATCCCTTCGACACCTACTCCTTCAGCAAGGATAACTATCAGTCCTTTGCATACGGAAGCACGGGGTCAGCCAATGGCTATGTGATGGATTGGTCGGTGGGTGCCTCTGGAACAACAGGAACACTTCGCCTGTCGGGTACGCAGGGGAGATTCTATGCGGGAATGACCTCATCTTATACAGAGGGATTTGCCACCGTGAGTAAAGTTCTCCACACGGGCGAACTGAAATATAGGTCTGGAGAGATCCTATACATACAGAATATGAAGCCGATTCAGCGCGGCTTTGAGCAAAAGGAAGAGATCAAGATCGTTATCGACTTCTGAGGTAGGAATAAATGCCATCATACGACCCAAGCCTGTTCAATGTAGACCCCTATTACGATGACTTCAGCGAGGACAAGAAGTTTCTTCGTTTGATGTTCCGTCCAGGATATGGCGTTCAGGCAAGAGAACTGACGCAGATTCAGACCTTGCTTCAGAATCAAATTGAGCGACTAGGCTCCCATATCTTTGAGGAGGGCAGCATTGTCCTTGATGGTCAGATCAGCGAAAATCGTGTTAAGTATGCAAAGGTTAGTCTTGGCACGGGCGTAAGCCCAAGCGACTTCATCGGTACAGTCGTGGGCAGTTCGGGCAAGGCAAATGCCCGCGTTGTACACGCAGAAAGTGGTCTTGCAAATACGACAGACCCGTATCCTGTCCTGTTCTTTGAATACATGGATGGGTTGAGTTCGTTTGCTGCAAATGATATTCTCGCTGCAACCGCAGCAAATGGTATTGGTATTACCGCTGCCGTCACAGGCCCAGCGGGATATAACACAACTGGTGATGCAATCGTAGCATCGGTTGATCGCGGAGTGCGATTCATCGAGGGGTTCTTTGTACTCAACACGGCACAGTCCATCGGCGCATACAACCTCACAGGTGCCGCAGGGAGTCAGGTTCGCGTCTACGACAATCCAACCACATCGATTGGTTTCTCGGTAGACAAGTCATTCGTTACTGCTACAGATGATACCTCGCTGAACGATCCTGCATTCGGATTCTACAACTATGCAGCACCTGGTTCTGATCGATTTGTGATCGATCTTGTTGCATCGCAGCGCGGATTCACGGCATCCGACACGCAATCGGTTGACAACTTCTCGCGGGTAGGCTTCGTTGAATTCATGCGCGTGGTTGATGGGGACATTGTCAAGGTAGAAAAGTATCCAGATTACGCAATGCTTGAGGATACCCTTGCACGGCGTACCTATGACGAATCGGGCAACTATACCGTAACCCCATTTGAACTCACTCTGAAAGGCCCAACTGCTAGCGGAAGCAATACTGTCCTGAAAGCAGAGTTGTCTCCTGGCAAGGCATATGTCTTCGGATACGAGTTTGAGACGCAGGGCAAGACAAAGTTGAACATTCCATGTGCGCGTGGATCGAGCCATGAGCGTACAATTACCCGAGATTTCAATCGCTCGGTTGGGCCTTACACAAAGGTCACCTTCTCGGGAATCCCCGATTCATTCGGTACAACCGCATCGCTTTCGACCCATCCAAAGGTCGTACTATCCACAGGAGCAAGCGGCGCAGCCTGTAGTGCAATCGGTACTGCAAGAATTCGTTGGACGGAGCCGTACTCCCCGCCGATATACAACCTGTCGCTATATGACATCAACCTCACGGGTGGCGCATTCTCGAACATCACCCGCGTGTTCATGCCAAACAAAACTGGCACGACCTCTCACCTGTTCAGCATCACGGGCGGGAGTGCCAATCTTGAGTTGCAAGATCAGGGATCTTTGCTGTATCAGATTCCCGAAGGATCGGGTGTCACGGCATTCACGGCAGGCAACTACGCAATCGTTTCGTACTCGACACAGACTGCTTCCTCATCGACTTATGCCTTCACGATCAACTCATATGATCCCGTTGGTATGCAGTTCCCCATTCCCGCAGCCACAACAGTAGCATTGCCTAATGCAGATGTGGTGGTATTTGACAATGACGGCAAGGTTCTTGGAGGCACGGCAGCGCGTGGGTCGGGCGCAAATCAATTGTCAGTCACGGTTACTGGCACAAGCGCGGGCAAGAAGTTGACGGTGATCGCCACGCAGGAGTTCGCAAATACCGCTACTTCCATGACTTCATTCAGACGGTCGAAGACGCTGAATACCGTCAGTACATCTCTCACGGGTCAATGGGCTGGTGCGCTCACGGGAGACGGTAGGGGGTCAACTTCAGACACTCTGTATTTCAACGGTTATAATGATGTCACGCAAGTCCTGTCTCTTACTGGAACCATCGGAGCAAGTTCGGGGTTCAACTTGCTTCCATACTTCTCGTTTGACTCGGGTCAGCGCGATGCCCACTATGATTGGTCTCGGTTGACGCTGAACCCAGGTGTCACGGGTATCACAGGCCCATACACCGCAACATTCAAATACTACAGCCACAGCGCAGGACTCGGCCCGTACACGGCACAATCGTACCCCGACTACGAAAACATTCCCTCGTACACAAGCAAAACAACGGCAACGACATACGGTCTGCGTGACTGCATTGATTTCCGTCCCGACAGGGGTGTCGGTGGGGATATGAGTACCACCACATGGGTACCCACAAATACGAATGCAAACTCCGACGATTTCACATACACCCATTTCCTGCCAAGAACCGACAAGATCGTTCTGACCCGTGATCGCAAGTTCTCGGTCATTTCGGGTATACCGTCTGTAAATGCGGATATCCCCGTAGACGATCCAAATGCAATGACTCTCTATACGGTGAGGGTCAATCCGTACACACTCAACAGCGATGATGCTTCTATTCGTTATGTCGAAAACAAGCGTTATACAATGCGCGACATCGGTGACCTTGAGAAGCGCATCGAGGCTGTTGAGTACTACACCACGCTGAATCTTCTTGAGCAAGAAGCCAAGGCGAAGAGCATCCTTGATACAAACGACACGGAGATGCCCAAGCGCGGTATCCTTGTCGATCAGTTCAAGGGTCACGCAGTCGCAGACAATACAGATACGCTGTTTGCCGCAAGTGTCGATTATGAGAACAACGAGGTTCGTCCTCCCTTCACTACTCGTTCGTATAAGTTGACTGGAGCCACAAACATTACCAATGTGTCTGGTGCTACCGCTGATAAACTGTATACGCTGTCCTATACGACATCGGCGGATATTTCAAATCTGCTTGCAAGCGGATCGGTGACAATCAATCCGTTCAATATCATCAACTACTTGGGTAGCATGTCTATCAGCCCCGCTACCGATACATGGTTCGACACGACTAAGCAGCCAAAGGTCATCGTCAATGTCGAGGGTGAGAATGACAACTGGCAGCAGAACAGCAACTACGGCTTCGGTACACGCTACAACGATTGGGAAGCCATTTGGTTCGGCAAGGACAATCAGAATGCAAAGAACACCCGCCCCAACTTGGTGCGGAACAAGTTGCTGTCTGCGAAGTCGGAAGGCGTATCGCTGAACGCAATCAATTCATCGGTGGCACCCGAGACGATGAAGAAGACGGTCAATAACAAGACCATCGCCCGTGATGTGCTTCCTGTTGCCCGCGCACAGACAATCTCCATCTCTGCCAAGGGTCTCAAGCCCAATACAACCTTCTTTGTGTTCTGTGATGATGTCAATGTGACCCCGTACTGCACGGCATACAACGGACAGAAGACCAGCAGCAAGGGAGAGGTCGCTACCGACTACTCCTTCAACTTGGTGAACAACAACTATGTCGCGCAGAACTTCCTTGTGGGTCGCCATGTGATCCGTATCATTGACAGCACCAACATCGATGATCCAAGCACATGGACGATGTCGGCGGAAGCAGTCTATGCGGTCGAAGGCACATATAATTCGCTGTCGGAAGATGGGCATCTCGCAACCCGTTTGCCAGAGACTCGTCGCAAATCTGTCAAATCCTCCAAGGTTGTTTCAAACCTTTCTGAGATCTTGACGGCCGCGGGGGAGATTCGTGGCTATACAGAGCCAGTTTCGCAGACCTTTTATGTTGATCCCACCAAGTACCCAAGCGGTATCTTCGTCAAGGCTGTCGATCTATACTTCAACACAAAGGACAGCCTAACGACGATTCCTGTCACCGTACAGATTCGTCCAACGATGGCGGGGTATCCCCACCCATCGAAGGTTCTGCCCTTTGCATCTTCAACGCTGTATTCGGACAGCATCAGCACAGGCGATCTGATCACATCGGGCGGTTCCAATCAAACGAACTTCGCCTTTAGCAGCCCCGTGTATCTGTTGCCTGGTCAGGAATATGCAATCAGTATCCTGACCAACTCCTCGGAATACTCTCTATTCTCGGGATCGGTTGGCAGCAGCGTGTTGCTTGCGAATGAGCAGGATCCGAAGTACAACATCACAAAGCAGCCGATGATGCGGTCGATCTTCAAGGCTCAGAATACGGGCAAAATGGTGAAGAACGACAACGAGACCTTGGCGTTCCGTCTGCATCTCTGTCACTTCAGCAGCACGGGAAGCATTCGTTTCGTGAACGGTAGTGGAAGTGGTGACACACAGTTCTACATCAACGAGATGCGACTCAATGCCGTGGACATTGCACCAGAAGGCTCTGCAATTTCATATTCTTCCATCGTACAGAGCAGCCCAAGCGTCACGAACTACACGCAGTTCTTGCCGAACAAGAACATTGTGCCCGCAACTGGATACCACCTGATCACATCGGGAACCTCTCAGGGCGGCGTAGCATCGGTTGATGTCACGATGAGTTCAAGCACAGACGGAATGGTGTCGCCTGTCTTTGACTTGGAGAAGTCAAGCCTTGTCACAGTATCCAATACCATCAACAACAATACCATAACAACGCGGGGCGATTCGCAATACAACGGCGAATTGGATCCAACCAACTCGGGTTCCAATTACAAGACCGTTGCACGGTACATCACCAAGAAGGTGACGCTTGATGAGGGCATGGAGGCAGAAAATCTGACGGTTGCCATGTCGCTGTGCAACCCAAAGAAGAACAGCAGTATTGCGTCCTCAGTAAAGGTGTTCATTCGTCCGATTCCTGTCGGTGAGGTTGACTTTGAAAACACAGATTATGTCGAGTTGACCACAAGCGACTCAGGCGTGTCCTCCTCGGATACAGACTATCGTGAGGTTTCATTCACAAACATTGGGTACACCGCCCTTACCAAGTTCAAGACCTTCTCGGTCAAGATCGTCATGTTTGGAAGCCCGACAGGTGAGGCGGTACCACACCTCAAGAATCTGAGGATCATTGCCACATGATGCCCAACCGCATTCGTGTCAAGAATGAGAGCATGGTGCGAGACACCAAAACAGGTGCCTTGCTCTCAACTGACAGAGATGCGGTTATGGCATATGAGCGCAAAAAGCAAGAGCAGAAAGCGCAGAGGGATCGGATAAATAGGCTGGAGCAAGAGGTCTCCGATCTGAAGGAACTTGTATCGAAACTTATAGAGAAACGGTGAACACCAAATGTCCTGTACCGCAGCAGACCTGATCAACATCCAACCACTCGTTCTATCGGACACCTTTAATACATGGTTCGACAGAACGAATGAGATCATTGCCGCCGCAAGCGCGATCAATATCTTTGACATCGATGTTGGCCCTACAAACAGCGGTCTTATCAAGGAAACTGGCTGCTCGGGTGGATATTACAACGGAGTGGCAACCATCTCGGTCAATCCTGGTGCGGGAATTGGTATTGGGGTACCCGCATTCACGAACAACTATAACAAGGTGATCATCGATGCGGTACGGCTTGAGAATCTAGGAACAGGTGCCTCTGCCAACCCGATGATGGATGATTACTACATCGTCAGCGATGTCAGCGATACTCGTCAGGGTTCTGCGGGAACGCCCAAGCGCACATGGGCGCACAGAATGCTGCCACCTGTTGTGACATTCGGAAACTCAGGCGAGGGAACATTCACCATTCAGGGAAATCTGAATGTAGTTGGAAACCTGAATGTGTCCAACACGGTTGCCTACATCGATTCAAACGACCTCCGCATCGAAGACAAGATCATCGAACTTGCATACAATCGGTACTCCGATTTTGTGGTGACTGGTGCTGGTTTAACGGCAGGAACCTTTGCAGTAGGTGCCACGGCATATTATACCGATAGCGGAACACCCACAGCAGGAAGCGCAACGACTATTGGTCAAGTTCGTAATTGGACTTACGGATCAAGCACCACAGGCTCCATCCAACTTCACTCGTTTGCACTCGGTGGTGTGGATGATTTGATTAGTGGTGGAAAGTTGGTTGTTACGGGACAGTCCTATACAGGAGTTCTTACACTAAGCAGCACCCCTGTTGCAGGAACCGATTTCTTCAATGATGAACTGCTCACACCCGCAGGCATCGACATTAAGGGTGCATCGGCAGACAAGACATTCCTGTGGAATCTCAGATCGCCCGACATGCAGACATGGAATGCATTCGTCACCAACACCAACTTGGGTGTTACGGGTTCGACGAATTACATCCTGTCTCCCAACTTCAAGGCATTTGGCTACAGCGATTCCAGCGTGAACAACTCGTTCACTTTCTATGGGTCATCGAACTCGTTCACTCGTTACGATGTCGGAACCGCCCTGACGATGCGACACAGCCCAACGGGTTCGGCTGGCATCACCTTCGGTATCGTTTATACGGGAAGCACGGGGCCAGCAGTTTATCCAAATGTCCCTGTGTACGATTGGGTCAAATACTATAATGCAGATCAATTAGACGGGGCACATGCCCTGACCACATCGACTCCTTGGTCTATTCCCGTTTCGTTGGATGATGGCAAGTTGCATCCCGATTGGATTCGCGCCGATGCGCTCCGAAAGACATTCTGCCAAGCCAATCACGGGTTTGCTAAGGGGCATGTCGTTCGTTTCGATTTCGATGGCTCTCTGACATTTGCTCGGGCAAACACAGTCGGTAATGCAGAGGCTGTTGGTATTGTAGAAAGCGTCACGGGATCTTGCTTCAGCGTAGTCACGAAGGGCTTCATCTCTGGACTCACCGCAACGGGTGGTCTTGCTTCAATCTATCCGCTCGTTACGGGCAATGCATACTTCCTGTCTCCTGATGTCGCGGGTAGCATGATTGCCAACCCAGACTCGGGCGCATATGAAGTACTGGCAGGAGAGGTTCGTAAGGCGATCTTGGTTTCCACAGGAGTCGGATCGGGATATGTTGTAAACTACACGGGTATCGTAGTTGGTGACACACCCACAGATCTCGTATATCTCCGCTCGGTAGCCCCAATCGGAAGCGTTCACCCGTTTGCGGGCGCAACCTCGGGAATTCCCGATGGCTGGTTGCTCTGCGATGGTGCTGCAAAGGAACAGGATGAGTGGAGCGATCTGTTCTCTGCAATCGGACAGAAGCACTACGCGATTGCAACCGTCTACGATTCGTCCACTATCACCCTTGAGGGAGATACGCGAGGTATTGCATCAGGCGATGCTTTGACAGTCACATGGGCTACGGGAAGCGCAGACATCATCGTGCAGTCGGTAAACACAACCACACGAAGAGTCGTTGCGACAACAACCGCATTTTCGACCCTTGATGCCAACATCTCTGTCAAGGTTTACGGGCGCACCGTTGCATCAACAGTCGGTCGATCTGTATTCTTCCTGCCAGACCTACGCAGACGAACCGTATTCGGCACCTCGTCTGAATACAGCAGCCTGTCACCATCTCTTTCACTTGGTGCAGTTGGTGGTCAGGATACTGTTACGCTTCTGCCAAGCAACATCCCACAGCACACTCATGGCTTGGATGCAAAGGTTCCATCCGATCCCTTTGGTGCGGCAAATGCATCTTCGACTGATCAGACGGGTGAATTTGAAGAGACGGGCGATACCCCCGCATCGTTTGATACGCTACCGCCATATGTCACGATGCATTGGATTATTCGTTCCAAGAAGGGTCTGTCGGCAACGATCCTGACGGGACACAACCACGACAACTTCTACATCAGATATGACATTCCACACACGACTGTGGCGGGTGCTGCGCGTACCCTGACTGATTCGGATCGCATTCAGTTCCGTTCTAATGCCAAGGTGCTTCGTAATGATGCAGATGACACCTTCAGAGGTACGCTGACAATCACGGGCAACCTATTTGTGCAGGGTGTTGGTGGCGACACGGTCGATGCAACCATCGTTGGTGGTATGAGTGCTGATTACATCAACACGAATCGCGCATATATCAACCAGTCTGCCGTTGTCAAGTTGGCAAGCGCACAGTTGCTGAACATTACGGGTGGGTCAAACACCACCGTGAAGATGTATCCTGCCCTGAACTACGGTCTCACGGGTGGAACCAAGACATACGATCAGACAAAGCGTAGCGCAAACAGCAGAAACCTTGTGGTGGATCACAGCACAGGCGAAGTCAGCGTTCGACCTCTGCACACAGTCAGCGAAAATGCTCCTCCCACAACCACATCGGGATACCCCGAAGGCTTCGTTTGGTATCAGACGGGTACTGGCGTTGAGACTGACTCTTTGGCAGCAACCAATGGTTATGTTGTATTGCCAGGTGGCATTCTCATGCAATGGGGAACTGTGACTACGCCTAGTGGCAATGACAATAGAGTGGCAGTAACTTTCCCCAAGCCATTCTCGGCAACTCCGTGGTCTGTTACTGTCACCCCCAAAAATCACCAATCTGATCCCGCTGAACCTTGGTCTTCTGGTTCGTTTGACTACTCGGGACAGTATCAACTCCCAACTGCTACGGGAATGTATGTGATCGCTCAGGCATCATCGGGCGATGTAGCAAATGTGGCTAAAACTCTATCTTGGATTGCAATCGGTAAACTGTAATGGCACAGACGATCAACAGAGACATGGATCAGGGCGCAGACTTCTCCTTCTCCTATGTGGTGAAGGGTGATGACGGCACACCGACCAACATCGGAAGTGGCTATACCGCCTACGCGCAGATGCGTAAGTTCTACTCATCCTCAAGCGCAACTACCCTGAATGCATCGATTACAGGATCAACGGGGAACATTAGAGTTTCTTTGGGTGCCACAGGAACGGCAGGAATCAAGGCAGGGGTGTGGTTTTATGATTTGGAACTGCATTCCAATGGCAGCAAAAATGTCCAACGCCTTGTGCAAGGCATGATAAATGTCTATCCCGAAGTGACGAAAATTCCTTGACAGGGACAGGTGAGTGGATATGATTCGCCTAAATACCTGACACAACCTCTTTATCATGGAGATTGATATGAGCCAGACCCTGACAGTTGAAAAGCCCGTTGTCGCCCCCGCAGCAAGCACCACAAATACGGTCGCTGCCCCAAACAAAACCAAGACGATCACCCTATGCATGATCGTGAAGAACGAGTCGCATGTCATCGAGCGTTGCCTCTCGTCTGTTCTTCCCATCATTGATCGTTGGGTCGTGGTGGACACGGGTTCGACTGACGGTACACAGCAGAAGATCAAGGATTTCTTTGACCGCAACGGCATTCCTGGCGAACTCTTTGAGCGTCCGTGGAAGGACTTCGGTCACAACCGCAGCGAGGCTCTTGAACTCGCACAGAAGACCGATACCGATTATGCTTTCATGATTGACGCAGACGAGATCCTCGTATTTGAGCCAGGTTTCGATCCCGTCAAGTTCAAGGATAACCTGACCGCCGATCTCTACAACATCTTTGCACAGTTCGGTCAGACGCGGTATCACCGTCCGCAGATGACGAGCAACAAGAAGCCCTTCTATTATCGTGGGGTTCTCCATGAGTATGTGGACTGTAAGGAGCCAATCGGCACCCGTGACTTTGCGCGTGGGTTCATGAACACCCCGATTCAGGATGGTGCCCGTTCGTCGGATCCCGAGAAGTACAAGAAGGATGCGGTCAGATTTGAGGAGGCTCTTGCATCGGGCACGGTTGACGAGAAAGACTTCAATCGCTACCACTTCTATCTCGCACAGTCCTACCGCGATTCGAACCAATGGGAACCCGCCCTTCAGGCGTATCTCAAGCGGGCTGATCTTGGCGGTTGGAACGAGGAGGTCTTCTACAGCCTCTATCAGGCGGGTCGAATCATGGAGATTCTGGAGAAGCCCGTTGACAACATCATTCAGATCTACTTCAAGGCGTATCAGGTCGCTCCGTGGAGAGCAGAGAGTCTGTGGGCTGCTGCCCGCCTCTGCCGTGCATTCTCGCGGTTTGATCAGGGTTACCGCTTTGGAAAACAGGCTCTTAAGATTCGTTATCCCGAGGGTGCGCTCTTCGTGGGTCAGGGCATCTATGAGTGGGCGATCTTGGATGAGTTTGCTATCCATGCCTTCTGGACGGGTCACTACAGAGAGTCCCGTACCGCCAGCATTCAACTCCTAAACGAAAATAAGTTTCCTGCGGATCAGCGGGAGCGGATTGAGGCGAATCTCAAGTTTGCAACCGATGCTATCGTCAATGAGGGCGAGGGGTGACCAATTGACGCTAAATAGTGGCAGTCTGACTACTAAAGGTAGGAACTCCACTTATGGCATTTAGCGCAATCCCTCTTGTTGGCGGCGGCGGCGGAAGTGACGGCCGAAGAATCCTAAACACATGGTCGGTGCCTATTGGGCACTCGTTCGTGGAAGGCAATATCGTTCTCTATACAGGGGGAACGACAGGATTCAGCCTCGCATTGGCAAACGATCTGTCTACTACGCAGACAGTCGGTGTTGTCGAAAGCACCACGCCATCGTCAATCAAGGTCATCTATCAGGGCGAGATCGATTTCACGGGCACTCTCCCCATCGATGGTGGTGCGGTTTCGCTCACCGCAGGAACCGTTTACTATCTATCTCCGACGAATGCGGGCAAACTAACTCCTGTTCGTCCAACCGACAGCACTTCCTACATTCAGGGCATCCTCGTTGGAACAGACAGCAAGAAGGGTCTTGTCATCAATTCGTTGCCATCGGCACCGACAACGGCATCCCTTTTTACTCCCGTAGGCTCCATCGTTCCGTGGGCAGGAAGTTACAACACAGTACCAAGCACATGGCGTATCTGTGATGGCGCAGGAGTACGCAAGTCTGGAAGCACCCCGATGGATGGGGTTAATTACTCTTATCTGTATTCCATCATCGGTGACAAATATCGCGTCACAAGTCTTGCATCAAGTACGACTGGCCCTGCGGGCAACACCGCCCGAGATGTCATTGTCTCCTTCTCCAGCGAGGGGCATGAGGACTACACGGGAACGACTGCTCACGGTCTCGTTGATGCCCTGTCGGATACTTACAAGGAATACAAAATCGGTTGGGGTGGTACTAACGATTATGCAATCGGTAGCCTGACTGCCGCCAACACGACAAGTGCCCGCTTTCAGTTCAAGCGCGGGTATCCAGGTGCAACTCCCGTCAATTTCAGCGGAGTCTCTCCAAGCAGCCTTGTCACGATTCAGTCTTTGAGTTCCAACGAGGCAACAGGTTGCACATCGGATCGCTTCTTCATCCCCGATCTGCGGGCAAGAACGGTCTTCGGTGTGGGATATTCGTCGGGTTTGTCTGAACTCAATCGTGGTTCAATCGGTGGAGATGATACCCATCTTCTCACAACCAACGAGATTCCAGACCACGACAACACAATTTACAGCGCATCTACCTTCTCTACTAGCGGTGGGACAAATGTTCTTGCATTTACCACACCCGTAAGCACAAGCATCACGAATGTCACCGCTCGGGCAGCATCGTTCACGGCTGACAACGAAGCGATTTCGATGATGCCCCCATATGTGGCAACGAACTGGATCATCAGACACAAGCAGTTCCAAGGCCCTGGCATCGAGATTGGGCCAGCAGGACAAAAAGGCTTGACTGGATGTGGCATCTATGTGGTGAGCAACACCAAGACAGGCACTTGCTACCAAGTGGTGTTTGGATATACGGGGTCGGACAATTGCAGCGGTGTGACCTTTGGCGTTACAGCCTGCGATGGCGCACAGGGCACTCCAGGAACTGACGGTGCTGCGGGATCACAAGGCCCCGCAGGCCCAGCAGGCCCCGCGGGGCCACAAGGCCAGCAAGGTAATGCTGGAGCAGATTGCCAATGCTCTAATTTCGGAGATGGCAGTCAATCGTATACCGTATGGGCTGCACCCACCTCACCATACAAGGATGGAATTGCAGGAAACCCAGAGGCAACATTCCTACCCACGAATCTGTCCATGGATCCGCTCTATCCGACAGACTTCTCGTACATGATGAACTCGTTCAAGTCTGTGAATACCGCACCTAGGGCTTCTGCGGCATTCTACTACCGCGATCCGTATAATGTCGTGAACGAGGCTGCATACCAATACGGCAAGACGCTGGCTACGCCTCCAAATCCGAATGTGAAGATCAGCCGTCCCACGGTATACAACCTGTCGGTGATCAATGATTCGGCATCAGCCTTCTTCCTGCCGTTTGATATCGTGTTGACACCTGGCGTTTATACGCTCGACAATCCGTGGTACAACTACATCAATCGTGATTTGTATATCCGAGCAGAGGCAAACAGCGTAGTCACACAGACAGTCACGGGTGTAACACTCCTGCCCCTGTATACCGCATTGGGTGCAACTGATACCAATCAGTTCAAACTGCAAGTAAACATCGGCACAGGTCAGTCGATGATTGCCGCAACAGGTTCCGCTGTTCGAATCTCTCCTCCTCTAACCCTAGTGGATGGAATCACAGGTACATACGGTCTGTCTGGAAGTCTATACGGAGTGACAGGTGGCAGCGGCAGCATCTTCAACCGATTGATTGTGGGTGGTCACGAAGTCGTTGGCATAAGCGGCCCGTACCTTACTATGAATGTCCGTAATGAAGCAGGCCTGTCGTTCGCAGCCTATCTCAACAAGACATTCACCAACTATGTCAACACGATGGATGTCTATAGGGTCACCGTCCATACGACAAGTCAAGGTGGCGCATTGTTTACGAACAAAAACACGCGCACATATCTCGGTGAACACACAGTCGGTGGTGTACAGGGTGATGGTATCGCGTTCATCAATCACTCTGCTACGGCTTCACTCAACGATAGAAGCATGACACCGTATATCTCGGGTGGGGCATACAGCAATGCAACAGCACTTCAGACAGATGGGGGAACCATTCGGGCAACGAACTGCATGTTCCTGAACTATCCAGTTGCCACTCATGCATATAATGGCGGCACGATATGGCTTGAGTATCCCGTAATCTCAAATTCCTATTACGGTGCAAGTGCGGAGGATGGTGCAAACCTCAAGATCTCTGGTGGCATCTTCAGCAGAAACGCATTCCCGATCATTACGGACGGTGCAAGTTTCACGAAGGTAACCCACAACCTAGAGCAGATGGGCAAAGCCACCATCGTTGGAAATCGCGCACCTGTGAGTGTTGTCAATGGATCTGCCGATATTGGCAGCACCAACATCATCGGCCCAGGCGTATTTGTGCAGAATGGCAATATTCAGATCAAGCCATTCACCATGATCTTGAGCGATCAGGGTGCTACCGCTGTTGGTGCATCAGGTGCAACTGGAAGATCTACAGCCGTTAGCGACAACAAATTTGCAATGCTCTCTGTCAATGGAAACATCAAGACACCCGACATGTATGGTGTTTCTGCTCTGAATGCAACCGATCCCGTTAGTCTTGCGTCAACTGCAAAGTTGAGCGGTCAGGGAACTGTTCAGGGCATCAACTCGCACATCATCGTCACCGCCAAGAAGACAAACTTTACAGTCGTGGTTGATACGATCACTATCGCAGAGTCCATTATGGCGAACGATGCACCACTTGCAGTAGAGGGTGCAATAGAAGAGGGAGTCTGATATGTTCAAGCATGAGGGTGATCGAATTTTCTTGGATGGGCTTCAGGTTTCATTGAACATTTTCCTCGTTCTTGAGCCAACATATCAGTATCCAAGTCAACTGGCTGTCATGTTCTATGATGGTTCTCGAAGGCACTATAGAACCCGACATGGATCGTGGAGTGTTTCGGGAAAATGGGAAGATGGGGATCGGTATCTGAGCCGCATTTCTGAGTTTTCGAGATTGGTTGCAGAAGAGAACAACGAGAACCTGGAAGTCGAGGCGGCTGTCGAGGAGGCAAAGCGGCTTGCGGAACCCGACATAAAGGCTAAATATCCCGAGGAGGATACACCAAATGTCGAGTTGCAGCAGCGGAATGATCTCAAGCCGAAGCGAACTAAAAGAGTACGCGCTTCGGGCGAACGGTCACCCCGTAGTGGAGATCAACATAGCGGATGAGCAGTTGGAGGATCGTGTCAATGACGCACTCCAATTCTTCTCCGAATACCACTTCGACGGGGTGGAAAAGGTCTACCTGAAGTACAAGGTGTCCCAACAAGACATCAACAACGGGTACATTACCTTTACGGCAGATAACACGATCAACAAAAATGCAGACGGGCACGGCTTCGAAGATAGCGAAGCAATTCAGACGAGTCAGGATCCTGATTGCCCCGAAAATGTCCTTTTGCAGAACCTGATCGTTAGCGTCACTCGCATCTTCCCGTTCACGCAGCAGTCAGTAGGCATGTTCGATGTTCGCTATCAGTATGCATTGAACGACCTGTACACATTCGGCACGATTGATCTCGTCCAATACGACATGACGCAGCAATACCTACAGTTGCTGCGTCAGTTCCTGTCTCCCGACAAGAGCATTCGATTCAATCGCGTGGCGAACAAGTTGTATCTGGATTCGGACAAGCGGCAGTTGAACCCAGGCATGTATCTCATCATTGAGGCATATCGCATCCTAGACCCCCGCGTATATCCCGAGGTCTACAACGACCGTCTTCTCAAGAAGTATTTGGTTGCGCTCGTTCGTTGGCAATGGGGAGTCAATCTCTCCAAGTACAACGGCATCAAGTTGCCTGGTGACATCACCCTCGACGGTCAGTCGATGATGAAGGAATCGTGGCAGCAGAAGGAAGACATCGAGAAAGAGATCATCCTGAAGGGCGAGTTGCCCGTCGATTTCATCATGGGATAAAGGCAAACCATGGCACTCAATCCATACATCAGAGTCAACAACAAGACATACCTCCCCGAGCAGAATCTCGTAGAGGATCTGACCATTGAGGCCATCAAAATATACGGTCATGAGATGTACTACATCCCTCGGAGCATGCTCAAGCGGGATGATCTGTTTGGTGAGTCCAAGTACTCACGATTCACCTCGTTCAAGATGGTGGAGATGTACATGGACACTACCACCGCATTTGAGGGTGGCGATACATTCACCAAGTTTGGCTTTGAGATTCGGGACAGCGTGAAGTTCACGGTATCCAAGAAGCGTTTTCAGCGCGAAACCACTATGGGCAGACCTTTGGAAGGAGACTTGCTGTACCTACCGATCAGCAAGGGTCTGTTTGAGGTTAAGTTTGTCGAGCATGAGAACCCATTCTATCAATTGGGCAAACTCTACTCGTACCAACTTACATGCGAACTGTTTCAGTATTCGGAGGAAGATTTCGACACGGGCATCCCCGAGATCGATGCAATCAACGACGAAACAGGGTTCAAGGTCAACCTCAACCTTGGAGGAATCTATGGATCAGGATCTTTCGCAGAAGGCGACAGCGTTTATCAATACGCGGATGGATCAGTTACAGGGGCAACTACGGGAGCGTCTGCGCGGGCGGTGGTCTACTCGTATGAGCCTAACAACGATCCGAACCGAATATCTCTATCCAATGTTGTTGGCACTTGGATCGAAGAGACGGAGGCGGGAACAACCGCCTACATAGCCAAGGCAGGCAGAAACCTGTATGCGCCAATCGTGAGCAAGACGGACACGATGGGCATCCTAGACGAAGCGAAGAACGAAGCCATACAGATAGAGGCAGACACGGTCTTCAACTTTGACGAGAAGAATCCGTTCGGAGATCCATGATTCATGCTTGAGTACTTCTATCACGGCACGGTACGCAAGGTGGTCGTTGGGTTCGCCTCCCTTTTCAACGACATCCATGTCGTTCGCAATGACGAGAATGGAAATGAAAAGGAGCGCATTCGCATTCCGATTGCGTATGGCCCACAGCAAAAGTTCTTGCGCCGTCTTGACAGAATTGGAACGGACTTCGATCAGCAGCAAGTGCGTTTGGAATCGTATCTTCCGAGAATGGGATTCGAAATCACATCTCTGCAATATGACTCGTCGCGCAAGTTGAACAGCATACAGCAGACCGTTGGATACAACGCAGCAGACAGAGGCTCATTGAAGAGACGGTACGAGCGCGTACCGTACAACATGAATCTCACCCTGAGTGCCATGACGAAGAGCATGGATGATTGCTTGCAAATTGTCGAGCAGATCCTCCCATACTTCACCCCCGAATATGTGTTCAGCATCAAGGCAATCGATGGGTTGGATACGAATGTGGACATCCCAATCGTGCTTTCATCAATCACGATGGGCGAAGGTGACGATGGTTCGTATGGTGACTATGCCACCCGAAAGACGAACTTTGCCACGATTCAATTCGTCGCCAAGATGTACCTCTACGGGCCTGTCAAGACCGCACCGCTCATCACGAACACGAATGTCAACATCTTTGACATCAAGGACTACGGCAAAGATCGGACAACGATTCCTCCATTTGCCGACATTGGTGCATCCGCAGCGGCGGGTGTTACTGCTGGTGGTTATGCACCATCTCTGACCGCAGGGTTCACAGGAGCCACGCAAGCAGAGGTCTATGTCCGAGAATACCCGCCGACACCATTCGTGTTCTGATAACTACAGAAAGCCCTGATAATGAGTGAAATTGACCTGAACATCGCCAAGACCCTAGGAATCGATCCTACGCCCGAGGAGCAGAAGACAGAGATTCTGCCCGTCAAGACTATCCCGAGTGGCGAATACGCCCCCATAGACGCGGATAAGGACTACAAGGAAGTTCGGACAAACCTCAAGTGCATCATCGAAAAATCGCAGGAGGCGATTGAGGGGATTATTGAACTTGCACAGGAGAGTCAGCAGCCCCGAGCCTATGAAGTGGTGGCGCAACTCATCCAATCGTCCCTAGAGGCAAATAACAAACTCATGGATCTCCACCGCCGCATGAAGGACATCAAGCGGGAGGAGAAGAGCAAGACCACGACTGTGACCAATAACTCAATCTATGTTGGTAGCACGGCTGACTTGCAGAAGATGATTCGTGAGCAGCGAAAGGCTCTCGACAGGGGCGAGGTCATAGATGAGCCATGATCATGAAACATACCTAGGCAACCCCCTTCTCAAGGGAGCCTATGTCAAGCAAGAGTTCAGCAAGGAGCAGTTGGCTGAGTACATCAAATGCTCCGAAGATCCGATCTATTTCATTGAGACATACATCAAGGTAATCACCATCGATGAGGGGCTGATGCCCTTCGCGCTCTATGACTTCCAAAAAGACATTGCTCGTTCGGTGTTCGACAACCGATTTACGATCTGTAAGATTCCCCGTCAGAGCGGAAAGACAGCCACCCTGATTGCATGCATCCTGCACATGGTACTGTTCAATCCGAGTTACAAGGCGGCAATTCTCGCCAACAAACTCAAGACCGCGACAGACATCATGGATCGGTTCAAGGTTGCATACGAAAACCTTCCGAAGTGGTTGCAGCAAGGCATTATTGAGTGGAATAAGACGAGCATCACCTTGGAGAATGGATCGAAGGTCATCTGTTCATCCACCTCATCAAGTGCCGTTCGTGGTTCGTCCTACAACTTCCTGATGCTTGATGAGTTTGCGTTCGTCCCCGAGCAGATCGCGGAAGAGTTCTTCACATCCGTATACCCGACCATCACATCGGGAAAGACTTCCAAGACTGTCATTGTCTCCACGCCGAACGGGCTGAACCTGTTCTATAAGATGTGGCAGAATGCCAAGAACGGCAAGTCTGAATTCGTACCTGTAGAGGCGCATTGGTGGCAAGTACCAGGTCGTGACGAGAAATTCAAAGAGACCACGATCAAGAACACATCGGAACGGCAATGGATCTCCGAGTATGAGTGTCAATTCCTAGGCTCACAAGAGACGCTGATCAGACCGTCCAAGATTGCTTCGCTGGCATTTCAGACACCGATCATGGAGAGCGAAGACGG